CCGGGGGGGGGGATGTGGGAAATTTGATAGTTGCAAGTGAAACTTGACGCGGCGGCGGCCTAAAGTTGGTTCCCTTTTGAAAATTCGAAATTCGGTAATAAAATCAATGGCTTGGATGTGAACCCCACTTCACAGTGGGCAGCGCCCACCTGAGCAATATCAATGGGTTACGACCCCCCGGAAGAATATTCTCTTTTAGAGGCATGGAGATACCGTGGACATACAGCATGGAAAGCGCTCTTCAGCGGCACACGGCGTGGTTGCAGTGGTGGTTCCCGGCCAGAGACCGGAGCCTCCGGAGGGTTTGAGCCCGGAAGAGGCGGCTGAATGGCGGGCGATCGTGGCTCGAATGCCTTCGGACTGGTTCACCCGGGAGACGCACGGGTTGCTGGAAAACTACGTGAAGGTCACGTGTAATTTGCGGTGGGTTAACAGCTACATAACCGACTTTAGGTCGAAGCCGATGACCGGGCCGCGGGTTCTCCATCTGACCCGGATGCTTCGGCTGCAGACCGGTCAGGCTGGGATGCTGGCGACGCTGGCGACCAAGCTGCGGATCACCAAGCAGACCCCGGATACCGCCCGGTCGGGTGAGAAGAACCGGGTTCACGGTCAGGCTCCCGAGCGGCCGTGGGCCAGCCGGGTGGCCTGATGTGTGGTGGCAGGCTTGGACGACGCCCGAGATGGTCAGGGAACGGACGACGAAGCGGGCCCGGGTGGCGGCCGACGGTCTGATCCGGTCCCTGCCGCATGTTCGCGACTGGCTTCACCAGCACCGTGATGACCCCGCTGTTCACCGTGCTGATCTTGGTCGCGGGGGTGAGCTTCGGGCTGGCGCTGGCGATGGCGATCCTGATCCAGCGACGGGAGGCCGAGCCACCGATGACTCCCGCGTCGGCGTGGACGTGGATCATCATCGCCGGGATCTGTCTCGGCGGGGCGATCCTTGAGGCAATGCGGGCGGCGACGCAGTGACCTATTCCCCTGATCCCGAGTACGAGCTGGTCGAGTACAAGCCGACCAAGCGTGGGCGGCAGTGCGGCAAGTGCTGGATGAAGTTCGACTACAACGTCAACTACGGCTTCTACTGCCAGCAGGTCGATTGCCCGATGGGGTACGCCGGAAGCCGGTCGCCCGGGACAACGGCGGGTGCGACCGTGATCAGCCAATCATGATCAGCAAATCAATGTCGGGCGAAGAGCTGGCCGCGATCGACGGCGGGCACTTCTACTGCGGCATCGTCCTCATGGACGGCAAGGTGATCGAGACCCCGCCGATCGTCGCCTACATGCGCGGCTGGAGCAGGGAACGCGTGACCAGCTACTGCCGACGCAAGGGCTGGAAATTCGGTGAGCGCACCTGACACCGTCGAGATCGAGGTCGAGCTGGACCGCCGGGCAGGTGGTCCGATCTTCGAGTACGTCGTCCGTTTCCGCGGATCGGGCAAGCTGCTGTGCCGATCGGTGCTGCCGTTCTTCGGTGCGTGCCGGGCGCTGGCCGAGCAGGGTTACCCGCCGTCCACCCGGGTGGAGATGTGGCGGCCGGGCATGCGGCATTGGGATCTCGCCGGTCACATCGGCGGGGCCGAGTGGTTCCCCAACAAACCGGAGCTGCCGTTCGTACCATGAGCGAAGCCGAGAAAGTCGCGAAGTGGATTGGGGACTACTGCTACGTTCCTGAAGGTCGCTTCTTGGGCCAGCAGGTCAAGCTGCAGGACTGGCAAATTGATCTGCTTGTCGAGATTTACGACCGGCCGGGCGGTTGCCGCCGGGCGATCCTTTCCATCCCGCGCAAGAACGGCAAGACCGCGTTCTCGGCGTTCCTTCTGCTGGCCCACCTGATGGGCCCGCGCATGGTGCCGAACTCGCAGCTCTACTCGGCGGCGCAATCGCGCGAGCAGGCGGCGCTGATCTTCTCGCTGGCCTCGAAGATGTGCCGGATGAACCCGCGGCTGAACGAAGTCGTGGTGATCCGCGATTCGCTCAAGGAGCTGTTCGTTCCGGAGGTCGGCGTCAAATACAAGGCGCTCTCGGCCGAAGCCTCCACCGCCTACGGCCTGTCGCCGGTGTTCATCGTCCATGACGAGCTGGGGCAGGTCCGCGGACCCCGCTCGGCGCTGTACGAAGCGCTGGAGACCTCGACCGGCGCGCAAGAGAATCCGTTGTCGCTGGTGATCTCCACGCAGGCACCGAACGACGGCGATCTCTTGTCCATCCTGATCGACGACGCGCTCGCCGGGAACGATGCGCGCACGTTCTGCCAGCTCTATACCGCGCCGCTCAATGCCGACCCGTTCGCGATCGAAACCATTCGCATGTGCAATCCGGCGCTCGGCACCTTTCAGAACGAGCAGGAAGTGCTGGCGATGGCCGCCGACGCCAAGCGCATGCGGGCGCGCGAGCCGGAATTCCGCAACCTCGTCCTCAATCAGCGAGTCGAGGCGCTGGCGCAATTCGTCAGCCCGTCCGACTGGAAACTGTGCGACGCCGAGCCGGTCGAGCTGGACGACACCATGCCGATCTACGCCGGGCTCGATCTCTCGGAGGTCTCCGATCTCACCGCGCTGGTTTTGATCGGCAAGGTCGGCAAGGTCTGGCAGGTGTGGCCGACGTTCTGGCTTCCGGAAGTCGGGCTCGCCGACAAGGCCCGCGCCGATCACATCCCGTACGACCTCTGGCACCAGCAGGGCTTCCTGAAGACCACGCCCGGGCGCGCGATCAGTTACGAGCACGTCGCGCACGATCTCCGAAAAATCTGCGACTCGTATCGAGTCAAAAAGATCGGCTTCGATCGCTGGAACTACAAGCACCTGAAGCCGTGGTTGCTGCACGCTGGCTTCGTCGAGGACAAGCTCGAAGAGCAGTGGGTCGAGTTCGGGCAGGGAACGCAGAGCATGTCGCCCGCGTTGCGTGATCTGGAAAGCCTGATCGCCAATGCGGAGCTGGCACACGGCAACAACCCGGTGCTGACCATGTGCGCGATGAACTCGGTGGTCGAGGGCAAGGACAAGGCCAACCGCAAGCTCTCCAAGTCGCGATCGACCGGCCGCATCGACGGCATGGTGGCGCTCGCCATGGCGGTCGGCGTGGTGCCGGTCGCCGACAAGGCGGGCGTCGATATCGCGGCGCTGATCGGATGAAAATCGCCGCGGTGCGATAAATTTATGAAGGTGCTCAAGCCGATCGTCACGCTGATCGGAGCTGCGTTGCTCACCATGCTGGTGTTGTTCATCTTGCTGGGAGTACGGCCATGATCACGGCACTGATACAATTGGTAATCTATCTGATCGTCCTTGGCGTGGTCGCGTGGTTGCTGGTCTACCTGATCGATCACGTGCCGATGCTGCAGCCGTTCGCGCAGGTGGCGCGCACCATCATCATGGTGGTCTGCGTGCTGATCGCCATCCTTCTCCTTCTGCAATTCGTCGGCCTGATCGACGGCGGGGCCCGCTTCCCGCGCCTCTGAGTCGCGGGTAATTCCCAAGGGCGAGTACCCGCGGCTGGCACCAGCGCCCGATATCATGCGTCCGGAATGACGGCGACCCAAATTCCGCTCAAGCAGGATTTCACCGTCTACGGCGGCGACGGCGTCTCCTATCTGTTCACCTTCCTGCAGTCCGGCAGCGTACCGATGGCGCTCGAAGGAACGTGGCTGGCGCAGGTGCGCGACAAACCATCGCCGCTCGGCAAGGTGATCTGCACGTTCGAGATCGACGGCAGCGAGATGGCCAACGGCAAGCTCTATCTCTCGCTCAGCGGTGAATCGACCAGCTACATCGCCGCCATCGGCCGCGCCTATTGGGATCTCGAACAGATCATGCCCGACAGCCACCCCCGCACGTGGTACAGCGGCATGATCTGGGGCAAGGCCGGGATCAGCCGGGTCGAGCCGGTACCGACCCGGATCGGTGCGGTACCGCCACGCCTCCGGAGAGCGTGATGCCCACCGCCACCATCGAAGTCATCACCAACGTCGTCACCACCGGACCGCAAGGACCGCGCGGACCAGCCGGGCCGCAAGGTCCGCCCGGTCCGCCCGGCCCAGCCGCATCCAACGGTGTGCTTTCGGCGCAATATTCCGCCAAGGTGACGACGACGGAGGCGGAATATCCCGGCGACGGCAAGGTTGTCTGGAATACAGCGGCGCAAGGCGACGCCACCGAGATTTACATCTCGCAAAAGACAAGCGGCAACACCGATATCAGTCACGCGCTTGCGGCTGTGCAAGCTGGCCAGCAATTGACGATACAGCGCAAAACCGACGCGGAAATCATCGCGCGCTACACGGTCAATGCCGTCAGCGATCACGGCACATGGTTTACCTTCAGCGTATTGCCGGGAAGCAATTCGGGATTGCCTTTCGGCGGCGGCGACGCGCTGATCATTGCTCTGAGCGCACAACCGATCGCGTGACGCCGTGCGATCATCTCTCCCGACACCATCACCCGCGCCCAGCTCGCTCGCGCAGATTCGCGCCGAGCAGGCCAAGGAGCTGGAGAATGCCGCCGTGCGCGACAAGCTCTATGCGTACACGCTCGCCGAGGTCGGCGGGCAGGGCGATCAGGCACGACAGGCGTTCATGGAAACCATCCTGAACCGCGCCGCCTCGCGCGGGCAGTCGATCAGCAAGACCTTGTCCGGCAGCTACTTCCCGAAGGCGACCCACAACAAGGCGGCGCGCGGCGTCACCGACAAGCAGCGCGCCGAGCTGCAGCCGCTGCTCGATGACGTTCTCGCCGGAAGCAACATCACCGACTACGCCACCGGCAACGCGTCCGGGCCCGAGTACGCATTCGGCAGCAGCGGATACTTCGGGCAGGGCAAGGGTCGCGGCGTCACCGCGGGCTTCGGCGGCGAGGTCTTCGGTGTCGAAGAGGTCGATGTGGCGTGGGCCGAGCGCGTCTCTGAAAGCGACGTGGCGTGATCTTCTGGATCGCTCCCGAGTACGGCAATATGTGCATCGACAACTGCTCGCTGAGCGCGCTCGATCTGTCGTCGATCGATCCCACCATCCGCATGGTGCAGTGGCAGGAAAATGCCGGGCGCATCGAACGCAAAACCGGTCCGGCATTGCGCGAGGTCTTTCTCGATCCGATACCCTATCTGCCGTCGTTCGACCTGTTCATCACCACGCTGAACGGGCAAGCGCCGCCGATCACGCTCGATCAGGCCAAGAAGATCAAGATCGATCTCAATCGCGCCATCTTCGACGCCAAGCGACAGGCACCGATCGAATATCTCGCGAAGACATGGGACGCGACCGACGACGAAGTGACCGCGATGAATAGCGAGCTGTCGATGGTCTCGGCACTGAGCGGCGGCGGCTCTGCGACCGATATCATCACGCTGTCCAACAACCTGAACCAACTCGCCTTCGAAGTTAACAGCCGCGTGGTCGCGCCCGGCAACAATGCCGATGGCAACATCTGCCAGCAGGTGAACTTCAATGTACGGGGCGCGGTCAATACCATCGTCGATCAGGCGAATTATTCGCTCGCCTACAACAAGTCGCTGGTGATCGGCGCGGTCAATGCCGACGTGGTGACGCCGCTCAAGGACAACACCTTCCCGAAGATCCAAGGAAAGTTCGATGCGTACGAAACCCGGTTCGAAGCGGCGAGCTGGCCCGGCGGCGTGCCCGGCGACTATCCACCCGATCCGCCCAACATCACGCCGATCAACGACGGGGTATATATTCCGAGCGGAATCACACAGCTTGCCGCCGCGCTGAGCGCCCCGCCCGGCATGACCAACGTCACCGTACCGGCAGGCGGCGGCGATCCGGCTGATACGACCATCGAGTGGTATGCGCTCGGCGAGCTGACGCCCACCGTGCTCACGGTCGTGGAGTTCTCCGGGCTGATCAACACCATCAGCGCGCGACGGGCAGTGCTGGCGCAGACGCAGCGCACCAAGCGCGCGGAAATTCTCGCATGCAGCACAGTCGCACAAGTAATCGCCATCGACCTCGCCAGCGGCTGGCCGACGTAAGGCGGCGGCGGCGCTACCTGTGCGATCGGCACTGGCCCGGACTGCGGGTCAGATTGAGACCACACTGTTGCACGCTCCGAACAGAAATCTCTGGAAGATAGCCAGCGCGCAGGCGCTGGCGAGGCTCGATCGTCCGCAGCAATGGGCGGTCGCGCAGGCGAAGGCGAAGAAGATCCTTGGCATCTCGCTGCTCGGTCCTGACGTGGTCGAGTTGCGGGAGTTCGATCCCAACCAGCCACGCGACGAGCACGGCCGCTGGACGGACACCGGGGCAGGCGACGGTGGCGGGCTCGCCGAAGACACGCCCGGGGGATACGAGCCCGAGCTAGATCCGGAAGTCGTCAACGTCGGCGGCGACAAGTGGAACAAGGACACCGCCGTCCATCTGGAGCGCGAGTACCAGATGGCCAAGCCGAAGCTCAGCAAGATCGAGAGCGAGGCGGTCGGCAAGTATCCACGGGGCAAGCCGCCATCGCAGCTTCTGGAGTGGAGCGAGCTGAGCAAGGACGACCGAGAAGATGTCAAGAACCAATGGATGGAGAAGCAGGTTCCGTTCTACCACAAGAACGAGGTCGGTCACTGGAAGGCAAATGACGGGGTCAGCGACGCCAAGGACAAGGTGACCGACGACTTCAACGACCGGACGACGATGATTTGGGCCGCAAAGGCGATCAACGAGTATTTCGAGGAAATGGAATCGAAGCTGACCGAGCAGGCCGACCGACCTTCCGACAGCGCCGAGGTTCAGGCAGCGCTGCACGCCGAGATCCCGTTCGAGGCCGCACAGCTTCTCGATGCCGTCCGTCTGGAATATGACCGGGACGCCGACGACCCGGCAATCACCGTCAAATGGGACGACAGCAAATTGCAGGAACCGGCGTACGGTCCAAAGCCGGGCGCTCTGTTTGATCCAGATCAGCAACGATTGCCCGGCATCGAAGAGCCGAAGAAGCCGGATATGTCCAAGCTGCTGACCGATAAATACCGCAAGGATCTGGCCGCGCAGATCGAGCTTGCGGCATTTGAGGAAGTCAAGGATGTGCGCGATGCGATGGAGCCGCCGGAATATCTGCTGGATGCCGCAAAGGAGGCCGCCGACGCCGATTGGGAAGGCTTGAGCGATAACAGCAAGTTGTCCTACGCCCAAAACTTCGCCGCGGACGAAGAGACGAGGAACCCGCCGGTGCCATGGGTCCGGGCGGTTCCGGAGAGCTACGATCCGCTCAATGAGACGGTCGGGTTGGACTACAAAGATACGCAAGGCATGGCGCGGCACATGAGCATCGAGCGGGCCGCCGATCTGCTGATCGAGCGCGACATAGTCAACCCGGCCAATCGCATCGATATCGTCAAGCGCATCGCCTCCATCGATCGCAAGCTGTGGGAAGATTGGAAATCAAGCTCGACCACTCAAAACGGCAAGCTGCTGCAGATCGCGGTCGCGGATGAATTGAACGGCCGTCTCAATATGAAGACGCGCGACACCATGAATCAAATGGAGACGAAGACCTACGCCAACAAGCAATTCAAAGAGATCGGCGGCTACGCGGGCGTGCGCGCCTACGTGCGCGCGAAGTGGGAAACCACGCAATTCATGCTCGACAAGGCCGATGTCAAGGAGCTGAGCCTGTACCGCTCCATCGATCTCGACATGGATACTCTCGGTCCGCATCTGACGAAGTCGAAAGAGATCGGTGGCCATCATTACCTGCCGAGCATCGCGGTCCAGCGCAACGGTGCGGCTTCGACCACCATCGACAGCAAGGTGGCCAACGATTGGGGCGACGGGCAGACGCGCGTCGTGCTCCGCGCGCTGGTGCCGCGCACCGCGGCGGTGTCGGTCCCGGCCTACGGCGTGAACATCCAGAGCGAGCATGAGGTCGTGATCGCAGGCACCGCGTGGAAGGGCTGGGACGCGTGGCACCGTCGCGCCCCGAGCCTTCTTGAGATCGAGCTGCAGCGGGCCGCCTGATGGTCGAGACTCTGAAGGTCGATATTCTGCAGACGGAGCTGGAGCAGAATCTGCCCTACTGGCTCGATCCGTCGCAGAAGAACGCCGAGCGGCACGCCGAGATCCGCGCCAAGCACCGGCAGCGATGGCTCGACGAGCAGAAGCGCGAGAAAGGCTGGAAGCGGGCCAAGCAGGACGCGTGGTTGCTGCTCCGCAAGTATGACGAAAGCGAGCACCCGCGGGACGAACGCGGACGCTGGACCGATGCAGGCGGCGGTGACGGTGGTAAGCCCGACGTTGGCACCGGCTCCGAGAAGTCCAAGGGCGACTGCATGTCGGCCGCCTACAAATGGATCAAGGAGCATCCGGAGGAAACGCTGGTCCACGGCATGGTCACCAGCGACGGCAAGCGCTTCCCGCACGCGTGGGGTGAGGACAATGACGGCAACGTCCACGAGGTCAGCAACGGACAGAACGTGGTCGTGCCGCGGGCCGAGTACTACGAGCGCTTCGAGGTCAAGCCGGACGATCCCGCCGAGTATCACCGCTACACGCACACCGAGGCGCTGGTCCAGTCGGTGCGGGCAGGGCATTATGGCCCATGGGATATCAGCGAGGAAACGGTCGATCTCGATCGGCTCGAAGAGAGCACCGGCGGCGGCTACCGCAAGCCCGGCAAGAAGCCCAGCGATCTATCGGATTTTCTCGGCAAGGAACGGGTGCAGATTTCCGACAATGTGGACGATCCTCACAACCTGATCAAGAATTGGAACAAGTACATCGGCATGGACCCGGAAGAGTTCGCCGATAGTTTTTTCGGCGCGAGGTACAAGCCGCAAATGACGGTCAGCTACGGTGCGGGTCAAATCTATGTCGATGCCTTGCTGCAGAATCCAAGGACCGGAGAACATCTCGCATCGGTGTCGCGGTTTATCAACGGTCCGAAGAACCGGGCCACCGCATCGTTCTTCGAGGTTGACTCGGCTCAGCAGGGCAAGGGCATCGGCAAGCAGGTGACCGCCAGTAACGTGAAAATGTACGCAGACCTTGGCATCACCGAGGTTCACGCACGCTGCAACATCAATGTAGGCGGATATGCGTGGGCGAAGTACGGCTACGTGCCACGCGATCGAGAGGCATGGGAGGAATTGGCCGATAAGGTTCAGGAAAAGCTCGAAAACATGGACGAAGATGATGTCTCGGACCAAGAGCGCGAAACGATCATCGAGCTAATCGACAATCCAGATCCCAAGGCGGTGTGGGCGATTGCTGATTCCGAGGTCGGCAAGGAGCTGCTGACCGACACCGAGTGGGACGGCGTGCTCGACCTGACCGACAAGGAAGTGCTCGAACGGCTGAACGCCTACATCGGCACCAACATCAAGCCGGTGAAACCGAAGCCTTTCGACGACGAAGACGACGATGATGATTTCGACCGGCCGGTGACGGTCAGGCCGGGCGATGAAGATGATGATGACGATGACGATCGCATCGACCCATAAGACCGGTGAGCTGTTCTACGTCGATGACGCAGGCGAGCGGCAGGACGCTTCGCTGCATCAGGAAATCCTCGACGAAGGCGATCATCTCCGCGCGCTCGCGGTCTCGCGCAAGGTCATGCGGCGGCTCGGGCTCGATCCCGACGTGCTGCTCAAGCAGAAGGCATTCGATCCGTCGCAGCCGCGCGACGAGCACGGGCGATGGACCGATACCGGCGGGTCGGACGACAGCCTCGCCGAAGATACGATCGGCGGCTACGACCGCATCCCCGGGCTTCCGCCCGGCACCAAGATCCGCGATCCGAGTGACAGCATCGCCACCGCGCTCAATCGCGACGCGTTCGATATGACCGCCGAGAAGAAAGAGCGCGGACCGTTCGACGACGGCGACACCTACCATCTGACCATCACGTCGAAGCTCGCTCCCGGCATCGAGCCATTCGAATCTCGGCCGGGCCAGACCCGCTACTATGATCCCCGGCTGGCGCGTCTGGAAACCATCGACGCCGGGACAATCATAGAGAGGACTTATGCGAGACCGAAAGACACAGACGCGACGGAAATCCAGCCGCTCGAAGGCGAGAAAATCATCTATCGCGGCATCTCGGCGGAAGAGTACCAAGCGATCCTCGAAACCGGCAAAGTCTCGTCGAAGGGCGAATACAACATCGGTGAGGACCAGCGAGGACTGACCTACTGGACGACAAAGCCCAACACGGCGGCGTCCTACGCCAGCGGCTTCGCTCCATGGCAATTCGCGCCAACCTTCACCAAGCCCGCCTACGTGATCGCCGCCCGCATGCCGGAAGAAACCCGCGAGGTTCCCGGCACCGGCGAGAACGAGGTCGGCGTCGCCCGCCCGATCGAGCGGAGCGAGCTGCTGGCGGTGTGGCGGGGCGATGTCTACTCGCACACGCCGGGCGAGATCGATCTGAAGCAGATCGGCTCTTCCGATACCTACCGGATGGGCTCGGCCTCACATCCGAACAGCCCCGTGGTCTGGAGCCGGGAAGATCAGGGTCTCGCCGAGGACACGGTTGGCTATGCCAACCCTGCCGAAGAGACCACCGAGAAGGCCACGGTCGGCGGCCGGACCTACCCGGTGCGCGACAACAAGAACCACGTGATTGATACCTCCCGCATGCGCGGGGCGGCGATCGTCTATGACGACAACACGGTGTCGATCCTGCACGTCACCGACACCCCGGAGCGGGTCGAGCAAGGGCTGAACGATGCGCCCGAGGATCTGACCACCGCCTTCGGCAACGTCGGCGACGATCTCGGCGCTGGCTTCTACGGTTCCGCAGTGCCGCAAATCTGGATGTCACGATCGGCGGGCAAGTGGGACTTCCTGTCGAGCATGACCAGCGCGCAGAAGCAGGACTACGTGACCTACCTGCGCGGCAAGATCGAACAGCAGCGCTCGGTGAAGTACATCACCGCCAACGAGTACGAGCGCGCGGTCCGCGATCTCGGATACTTCGAGAGCGGGCAGACCGACTACATCACATGGTCCGCCGAGCAGCCCTACAACATCGAGTCGTGGAAGCCCGAGACGCTGGCCACGCTCGGCATCACCCCCGGCAAGCAGCCCGAGGTCATGGACATTCGCCTGCGGGGGAGGTTCGTCGATCTCACGGCCGGGGGCTTCCGGCAGTCCGACGTGGAAGAGCTGCAGAAGCGCGGGTACGACGGTGCCTACGTGCAGGGCTCATTCTCGTACACCCCGCAATTCGTGATCTGGAACAAGGCGGCGATCACCGAGATCAAGCGCTCCAAGCATGCCCGTTGATCCGCACCCGCAAGAGACCCGTACCGATTTCATGAACCGGTGCTGCTTCGAAACCGGTCGCGCCGAGCCCGGGTGGAGCAACGACGCCGTGGCGGCGGCCTGCTTCAGCGCATGGGGGCGCTCGCGCGCCAACAAGCAGGCGGCATGGCAAAACGCTCGGGGAAGGGCCATATCTACCCTGCGGTTCGACCCGAACCAGCCGAGAGACGAATATGGCCGATGGACCGACGCAGGCGGATCAGGACTTGCTGAAGGACTTGACGAAGGAAGACCGGGAGCTGGTGCTGTCCACGGTGAAAAATCACCCCGGCCTTTCGATCGAAGAAGCCCTACGGATGTTGAAAGCAGCCGGAATGTAGTCGCGGTCTGGACCCGCGGCAGTCACACATTCCATGAGCTGAACGCTGACGGTGCCGGGCGCTTCAGCGTCGCCATCCAATCGGCCAAACATTCCAATCCGTACGGGGCGTCGGTCCACGCCTACCCGACCAGAGCCTACGAGTACATGCGGACGTTCGTGTCGCCGAACGGCGACTACGGCTTCGCCCTCAAGGGCGACGATATCGTCTCGCTGTTCAAGAACCCGAACTCGGATCAGCCCGGTGTGGCTGGCGCGGCGATCGACCTCGCCGTACAGCAAGGCGGCCGACGCGCCGACGCATTCGATACCGTCCTGCCGGACCTCTACGCCAAGCACGGCCTGCGGGTGGTCGCGCGCCTCGCGTGGGACGACAAGGAAGCACCGCCCGGCTGGGACAAGAAGACCTACCAGAAGTTCAACAACGGCGAGCCGGACGTGGTGTTCATGGTCTACGACCCGGCCTCGACGACCTATACCGCTGGGCAGGGCGAGCGGGTGGACGAGTACGACGACGGCAAGGCGACGCAGGACCGGGAGCTGGAGGCGATCGACGCCGCCAAGCCACCGGAACCGCCGCCGCCACCGAGACCGGAGCAGCCGCGGTTTGGATTCGGGGAGGCCGATCCCAAGCTGGAGATCAACCGGCAGATATCGGCCGATTACGTGCTGCGAGAAGGCAGGCGCACCGACACCGAGCACCTGCGCTGGATCGATCTGGCCACCGGCGAGCTGTCACCGGAGATCGAGGAAGGTACCGAAAAGGAAGTCGGCTTCGGGCCCGAGCTGGGAAAGGCGCTGGACGATCCGTCCCGCGCGATCGAGGTTGATCACAATCACCCGAACTCCAGCCCGCTCTCGGTGCAGGATCTGGCCATTCTCAGCACCAAGCCGGGATGTTACGGCGTGCGGGCGCTCGGCCACGACGGCAGCATCTATGCCGCCAGCCGACCAGCGAGGCATGACATTCGTGGCGCATTCAAGAAGGCGAGGGGGGCGCAGTACACCGACGCCGACGAGTTTCTGGTCGATGAGATCACGTCGGAAAAGATGGAGCCGGATCGGGGTACGAAGATTTTCTTCCATGCCGTCAGCGATGCGCTCGGACGCAACGGCTGGTTCGATTACGGCTTCCGCCTCGCGCCCGATCTCCAGCGCGATATCGATCGGCTGAGCAAGGAGTACAACGCACTGGTCGCCGACATGCAGAAACGCGCCGGGCCGCCGCCGACGTTCGCAGGCAGATCGATCGATATCGATTGGGAGAAGTACCCGGTGCCGAATGCCTTCATCGATCCGCCCGGCGAGTACGAGCCGCTGGACGAGTGGATCAGCTATCGGAAGGAACTCGACGAGCTGAGCCATCTCCCCGGCATCGAGCCGTTCAAGCAGGAAGCCGACGAAATCATCGAGCGCAAGCGGAGGCAGCAGAAATGACCGCCACCGTCGATGGACGCCCGGCCACGCTGGCCTACTTCAAGGGCGAGTTCGATCCGGCGAGCGAGGCCGACGCCACCTTGGTGCAAATCACCTTCATGGACGCCCGCGGCGGATCGCACTTCTACGTGCCCGATCCCGCCAAGCGCGAAGCCGAGAAGCGATCGATCCAATGGAAGCGGGCCAAGGCCAGAGCGCAGGTGTTGCTGCGCGAGTTCGACGAGAGCAAGCATCCGCGCGACGAGCGCGGACGCTGGACGGACGGCGGGGGCGGCGACGACAGTCTCGCCGAGGACACCGAGAGCGGGTACGGGAAGAACCCGACCGCCACCGAGATTTACGAGAGCTACAAAACGCCGACGATGGAAGAAGTGCGGGCGCGGCTGAGCCCGCGTGATATCGAAGAGATCGATCAGGCCAAGCGCGATATGGAAGGTCGCATTCCGACCATGGCGCAATTCAAGCAACCGGACGGCAAGTACACTCCGGAACGCGTGGCAGTGCACGCCGACATTATCAAGAACAAGATGAAGCTGTTCAGCCCGGAGAACATTGCCAAGTACACGCCACCAGCAGGCGAGAAGCCATTGGTGACGCTGGTCGGTGGGCGACCAGCCAGCGGCAAAACCACGTCGCTACCGGCTGAAATTATGGAATCGAGCCTATATATATCCGCAGACGACGTGCAGGAACATTTGCCCGGATACGAGCCCCGGCTGGCTGGCCTGTTCAACGGCGAGGCGCAAGAGATTGGCGATCGTATCGAAGAGATGGCCCGCGAGCTGAAGATCAACGTCATCTTCGATTCGACTATGAAGACGCAAAAAACCGCCGCCGGGCGGCTTGCGGCCTACCAGCAGGCGGGTTACGAGGCGGACGGGTACTTCGTCAGCACGTCGCCGATCGAATCGGCCGTGCGGACGGTCGGCCGGTTCCGGCACAAGAAGGGCGACTACAGCGGGCGGTTCGTGCCGCCGGAAGTGACGATCGCCAGCACGACCAACGAGAAGACATTCGACTCGCTGAAGTCGGAGTTCCGGAGCTGGAAATTGTTTGATAACAACGGGGACAAGCTCAAGCTGGTCGCCGAAGGTGGAAAAGGGAAGTAGGCCATGAAGCCATTGCCAAAGCGCACCGACCGCGGGCCGCTCATCGTCGAGACGCCAGCCGGTCCGCTCTACGCGGACGACACCTATGGCGAGGGATTTAACCCTCCGAAGCCGGATGATCCGTTGATGCAGGCGATCAGGCAGGGGATCGCCGAGGACAAGGCCAAGGCCGGGAAGTCCTAGGCCGCGTTGGCCGTGGTTTCGGTCTCTTTGCTCTCCCAGCAGGCCAGATGACCGTTCCATCGGATCGTATGGTTACCGAACATCACGCGGACCTCGCGCAAGGTCAGGTTGGCGGGAACCAACCCCATCAGCGTGCCGTTCGCTCCGACGACTTTAACGAGCCGGGCCGTCACCGGTCCGTCTCTGATCAGGCGGGTCATTAGTCTTACCTCCCTTCCAATACTAATATAGGGCGTAATGGCCTACATTTCAAGATGCCGCTCGTAATCCATCCTCGCCACGTCTTCCGGCGAATGCTTCTTGCGCACCATCAGCCGCAGCAGCATGGCGGTGGCGCGCGGGATCGGGGCCTCGCCCAGCGCCCAGCGCCGCGACGTGCGCGGGCCGACGCCGATGAACCTGCCCGCCTGAACTTGATTCAGGTCGAGCGCGTCGATCGCTTCTCGGTACTGTTCTTTGGTCATGACGCGCTTCGCGGTCTTCTTCTTGGTAGCGGTCTTGCGCTTGGCCATGGGAACCTCCGCATCTGCGGCAACTCCTAGGACGTAATGGCCTAGCTCGCAAGAGCCTGCTCAGGGTTGTGAACACATCGCCGGACGAGTTCCTGATGCAAGAGATCGGACATATCCCAGCTCCCGCCGTTGATCCGGCGATCGGTCGCTCGGTCGATGTAGGGGCCGAACCCGCTGGAATGCAGCAGCTTGAACTCGGCAGGGTTAACGCCGTGCCTGCGGCAGGCGGCCTCGAACGCCCGGCGGCCGAACTCTTCGGAGTACTTCCGGTCGGTAAATACATAGTCGGAGCCGAACCGGACCTTCTCGGCCCTGAACGAAGGCTGCAGCTCCGATCGGGACTCGACCATGCCCATGGAACTCGCGGTGCCCTTGGTCTCGGCGAACGTCGCCGAACCGTCCGGCATCAGCCATGCGTACTTCGAGTACTTCAGGTCGATCATGCCGTCGAAGCCGCCACCGGCGTAAGCGTTGGTGACCGCCTCGACCATCTTGGTGGTCGGGCCGTCCGTCCAGCCGACTCGGATCGAGGCTCCACCGGAGTAGGTGTGCGATCGGACCGAGAATTTGACGCCCGGGAATGCCTTCTTCAGGGCGACCCGGATCAGCTTGGCAGTCTCGGCGCAGCTCAGGTAGCGGGTAGTCATTTCGTTCCTTTCGTCATGGTGAAGGGATAGGCCAGCGCGGTCAGGTAACCGTCGCGGGCAGCGAGGATGGCAGCACCAGCATCGGTTATGTCGAGAGCGCAGGCATCGCACCGCTCGATCGCTTCGCGGCCATCGGCTCGCTCGACAATCAGGTAGCGCTTGTCGTGGCAGGTATCGCACATCAGATGATCTCCCTTCACTCTTCGTTCGCGCCCCAATCGCAGCCGTGCTCTTTCGCCTTCTTGGCGGCGAAGCGATCGGCGGCGCGGCGGGCTTCGGCGTAGTCGCGGTAGGCGTCGCCCTCGACGCCCCACTCGAACTCGCCCTGATCGAAGATGTCGTTGCCTTCGTCGTCGAGCCCGTAGACGTGGATCTGGCGCTGCAGGCGGTTCACATCGACGTAGACATAGGTCATGTCAGTCCTCTCGCTTAAAACCGGATCTCGAAGTCGATCTCGCCGTTGCGTTCCGGCGTCTTCTCCGGAGGCGGCACCGGGATCGGGAGGTAGAGCGGCAGTCGCCGTTCCTCGAACTCGCGGTCTTCGCGCTCGCGGCGGCGGCGCAGCTCTTCGATCATCCAACCGGGCAACATCAGTAGACCTCCGTTCCGGGCACCAGCCACTTGCTGCCGCCCCAATAGTCCACGACGAACAGACCAAACTCGGTGTATTCGAGGTAGATCCAGAGCTTCTTCTTCAGCTCTGCCTTCCAGATAGTCTTCATGGTTCTTTCCAGATGTGCGGGGCTCGGGAGGTTCGTGCCTCCCGTCCCCATCTTGGACGCGGCGGTTCGCCCCGCGCCTGCGGGAAGGATGGTTCCGACTTCGGTCTTGGCCATTTCTCCCTCCACCATACATATAGGGCGTAATGGCCTATAGGGCAAGGGGGCCTACGGACTATCTTGGACGTGCATGGCAATATGTTCCAATTCCGCAATTATCTTGTGAATAACGGTCAGCCGGGCACGATGCTCGGCAAGCGCTTCGTTGATGGCCGTTGGTCCGGACGGGTAGTAGTCGCGCCCGTTGGGCGCGCTGGCGGCTATCGCCTTCTCGGCCTCGCGAAGGGCGTGGATCGCGGCGATGTAGCCGTTGAAGAGATCGTCCCGGTGCGTGCCGTTCAGGTGGACGACCGGCAGGGTTAAGGCGTGCAGCGAGTTTCTAATCAGCATCGATCGGCTCGTCGCTCCAGTAATTGGGGTCGGTCAGCACGTCCGGCCGGTAACCGGCCATCTTGCGCTTGTGGCAGACCACGCAGGTCCGGCAGAGCGGAATCCCGCGGGCGTCGTATGCCCATGTGGACGGTCGGCCAGAGCCGCAGGGGCAGGGGCTGGCTCGGTAGCGGTCGGTCATGCTTTCCACCTTCTCTTTGTCAGCTCTTGCGCCTGATCGAGCAGGCCGCGTTCCTTCAGCAGGAAGTAGGGCAACTTCTCGATTTCGTGGAGCGGCAGCGCGGCGAGCGGCTTGCCTGCATCGAAGTAGCAGCGCGGATGCGCGTAGTGCCGGGTGCCGTACTTGACCAGCTCGTCGGACGGCACCATCGGCCCCTTGCAGAACCGGCAGCTATTCCAGCGCTCGCGCCACATCGCTCAGTACTCCGACGTTCCGTCCGCGTATTCCTTGCGGACCAGCACGTGCAACGCCTCGATCTCGTCGTCGCTGTACTTGTTGGTCATCCACGCCAGAGCTTCAGCGAGATGCTTGATGCCCTCGCGCACCACCCGCTCGCCTTCGTATCCGGCGTTCTCGACCACGGTGTAGGTCTTTGGTTTCATCCATCCCTCCGTTCAGAAGCTGAAGTCGTGGTACTTGGCGCGCTCGCCGATCCGCAGGCCGTAGCCTCCGGTCTTGACCAGCCGCCCGGTCTTCTCATTGCGGGCGACTTCGTCCCACATGCCGTGCTTGTTCATCTTGAACAGGTGGACGCGGCCGTTCTCGTTGGGCTCGAACAGGTAGGTCTGGCTCTCGCTGAACCCGTTCTTGTCGGTCCGGGTGGCGTTGTCCTCGCGCACCGTGAGCACCGTCGCGCCGCGCTCGCGGGCGATGCCGATCACCGTGCCGGGGTAGCGGTCGGTCCAAGACAGCATGGTCGCGCCCATGCCGACCGTTGCGTCGGGCTGGCCCTTCACCGCGCGGGCCAGAACGTGGTTCGTCAAAGAGCCGGTCTGTGTTCCGAGTTTCATCGCTTCCTTCTCCCTTCACTCTGCAGCAAGGTCTGCGGTCTTCACCCGCATGACCACCGTCTGCTTCTCGCCGTTGTATTCGCCGTGCTCTTTCACGGTGGCAGTCAGCAGGAACTTCTCGCCCTTCTCGGCGTGGAACCGGGGGGTCTTGCTCACGATCGCGTTCCCGGCGGCGTCGCGCATGGTCACGATCCAGACCGTTTCCTCGCTATTGCGGAACCCGAACGCGGCCCGCGCGTAGCTCGCGACCCGCTCGACCGTGACCGCGGCGGTGATCCGCTCGCCGACCTTGCCGACGTGGCCGCTCGCGGCCTTGACGGCGTCTTCGGTGGCGATCCGCTCGATCGCGGCGGCGAGCGCGGCAGCCTGCTTCTCGGTCAGCTCGGCCTTCTCATGCGCCTTGCGCAGCACGTCGGCGATGAATTCGTTCCGGCCCTTGAAGGCTTCCGCCTTGGCCAGCAGCTCGCCGTAGGTTTCGAGGAAGCCCGCCCGCTTAGCGTCGGCTTCCGCGGCGGCGGCGGCGGCCAGCTCGGCGGCGACCGCGGCCTTCTTCGCCGCCCGCTTCGCGGCGGTGGCGTTCAGCTTGGCCAGCTCGGCTTCGGTGTAGAGCCGGACGGTTTCGAGACCCTTGTGGCCGGTGCCGCCGCAGCCGTAGCAGGTCCAGCCGGTGGCCGCCCAAACGTCGGCACCGCCAGCGCCACCGCAGCGGTGGCAGGTCCGGTGCCTCTGAAAGGCGGGCTTACCCTTGCCGGTGAGGTAAACGGCACCGCCGTGGGCGGTGCCAGCTCGGGTGAACAGGGCGGCGGTGGTCATTTTCCCTCCACCCCTTATATAGGGCGTAATGGCCTATCCCGCAAGGGGTGCTTTCACTCTACTTTCTCGAAGCCGAACCGGGCAACCTTCCAGACTTCCCGGGTGGCAAGGTCGATCGCCACGTCGCCGACCGACATGCTGGTATGCCGCAACCCGAGCGCCTTGATCATGCCGAAGGCTTCGCCGTTGGGCGACCAGCGCTCGCCCTGCATCTCGACGAACACCGCTTCGAGGTTGTCCGCTTCGATCTCGCGCAGGCGGATGTGGGTCTTACCGAGATCGGCCGCGATCGGCTTGCCGAGCCCGCAGATGCCGTCGCGGAAGTGCTCGGGCCGCATGTACCAGACTTCGAACTTGCGCATCGCTCAGTACTCCGCTGCCAGCATGATGGTCAGCACCCGGCCCGTGACCTTGGGATCGGCAGGGTCTTCGCTGCCGTACTCGAATGCCTTGTCGTAGTAGTCGATCTTGAAGAACGCCTTCTCGCCGTTGACCTCGATCGCGCCGAAGTCGTGCTCGCCGTACGGGTCGTCGCCGTCCGTGAAGTCCTTGAACTCGCGCACCTTGGTCAGGAAGTCCTCGCGCTTGTCGTGGTCGCGGATGCCTTCGGTGAGAACCACCCGGCCGAGCTGCGGCAGGAACGTGCCGCGCAACAGGTCGTTCAATTCGCGGATCTTGGCAGTCTTGTCGGTCATCGGTCACCTTTCTTGATGGCGTCTTGCCGTTCAGTTTCGAGTCGGAACATGCGGGCGTTCAGGCTGTATGCCTCGCCGCTGAGCCCGCCGTTGAAGCAGGACGTTCGCCTGATGCCCTTGGCGCGCATCTCGGCGCGGGTCTCGCGTAGCTCTCGGTTGATCTCTTTGAGCGTGCGGTTGCCGAACACGTCGTGTCCTTTCAGGTGTGACCGCCGGGCGAACCCGGCGGCCGGTGGTTCAGTCCATCCGAGATCCGGCGTAGGCTTTGACGCCCAGCTCGGTGGTCAGCACTTCCGCCATCGCGCGGGCGGCGGCTTCCTTCCGCTCCAGCGACTGACCGAAGTCAGAGATCCAGATATCGACGCCGCCGCGGTAGGCCGCCCGGGCCAGCTTGTTCTTGACCAGCCACTTGGCGAAGCTCGACGTGCCGGGATAGACCGTTACCCACGCGAACCCGCAGACCCCTTCCGCTTCGTACCAGCGGTTGCCGCCCTCGACCGGCTTCCCGGCGAGATCGGCGTCGAACACGACCATGGCGCGGGGCTTGGCGGCCTCGCCCGCGGCCTTGGCGGCGGCGGCGGCCTTGGCGTAGGCGGCCTCGAAGGCGGCGTAGCGGGCCTTGCGGGCCTTGGTTTCCGCGGCGATCTTCTCGCGGAGCGAACCATATTCAACGGCAGTCATTCGTCCTTCCCTTTCCGGAGAGCCGGGCGTGTCACGCGGTGGCCACCGCCATCCGGCTCTCCCTCTCTCCACTACTTATATAGGGCGTGGTGGCCTATAGGGCAAGGGGGCCTATCCGGTGACGACCAACAAATTTTCGCGGGCTCGGGCGGTCAGCCGGTAGAGCACGTAGTCGTTCCGGAACAGAACCTTCCGGCCACGCTTCACGACCGTGAAGGTGTCGATCTTCGCCCCGTTGCGGAACTCCATCGGCGCGGGGAGCTTGACGACCATCCCGGCCCGGAGCTTGGGGGCGGCCTTGCGCCGGTCGATGTTGGCCCGGCAGCGAGCGCGCCAGTCGCGTGCGTACTTGGCACCGTCGCCCTTGGCGTCGTCGGCGATCGGCGACAAGAAATCGAGGACCGCGGCGGGCGCGGTGCTCTCGACCGGGCCCATGAACTCGTCCATGTCCTTCCAGCCGAAGTTGTAGTCGCCCTTGGCCCACTTGGTCAGGAGCACCAGCGCGACCCGAACCTTGCCGTTGGCGTCCGGCACCAGCCGGGCTTCCTTCTCGGCATCAAGCTCGATGACGGCGTAGAACACCCCGGCCTTGGTGGCCGTGGCCTTGAACTTCATCCCGAACTCGCGCTCGAACCAGTCGGCGGTGGTCACGCCCTTCGGGCGGTAGGTATACGTCCAACCCATCAGCTTGCTTCCTTCCTCACATGAGCACCCGGTTCCCAGCCACCTTGGCGGTGGCGAGCGGGATCAGCGCAGCGACCGAGAAATTGACCATGGCGCGGTGCTTGGTTCTGACCCGCTTTGCGTGAGCAACCGCCGCGGCGTCCTTGGCGGTTGCGAACTTCCAGATGTCGCCGTTGGCGTCCTTGAGCCAACCAGCAACACCACCGATGACCGTCCAGATTCCGAAGAACATCGCTCTTGGGCCGCGGGCCGGGGGCTCAAATCGGCAGTCGGACCGGTCTCGTAGCGGGGGCTCTAGATCCCGCGTTCCTGCCGCTGCCGTCAGACGGAGGGGAGGTTGTGTGGCCCGGTGCGTAGGCAATCCCGTCTCCCCGGACCCCAAGCACGCATCCTCAGTCCGTTCCGCAATCTCTTCCGGCCTTTCCGGCTTCCCTCCTTCCACTACTTATATAGGCCATGGTGGCCTACTTTCAAGTAGGGCGTGGGAGCCTAGCGGAAATAAAAGTAGGAGAGTTCCATGCCGATGAAGCCAAAGGATGGCGAGAGCCGATCGGATTTTCTCAGCCGCTGCGTCCCCGAGATGATGGGTGACGGGAAGCGCGAGAAGGATCAGGCGGTCGCAGCCTGCATCAGCATGTACGGGCAGAAGGGATACCTCGAAGCGGGCGGGCACTGTGAGCCAGAGCCCGGCGAGGACTACAACGATTTCATCGAACGCTGCATCGATGAAGGTGGCGACGAAGAAGAGTGCCACCTGATCTGGGAAGACGAGGGCGAGAAGTCCGCCAGCGGCCGTCGCCTCAAGCACAAGACGCACGCGTCGCCGAGCGAGAGCGGGATGATGTTCATCCTGAGCGACGACACGCCCGATCGGATGGGCGACGTGATCGTGGCCGAGGGCTGGGATCTTACGAACTTTCGAAAAAATCCCGTGGCTCTCTTCAATCACAATCCGGATTTTGTGATCGGCATGTGGAAGTCGTTGTGGATCGAAGGCAATTCTCTGCGCGGGCATCTGCAGCTCGCGCCCGAGGGAACCTCCGCTCGCATCGACGAGATCCGCAAGCTGGTCGATGCAGGAATCTTGCGTGCCACTTCGGTCGGCTTCCGTCCGATCGACAGTGAACCGCGCAAGTCGTCGGAGCCGATGGGCGGCATCACCTACAAGCGTTGCGAGCTGATCGAGACCTCACTGGTCGCGGTGCCAGCCAACCCCAACGCTCTGGCGGTCGCCAAGTCACTCCGCGTTTCGTCCGGGACGATCGATCTCGTTTTTGCCAAGCACGGCAAGGGAAACGGGAACGCTCGCCGGGGCGCTCACGGCAAGCACGCCGACACGTCTCGAAGTGGAAAGTCCAAAGCCATGACTACACTGGCGCAACGCGTCACAGACGCACAGGCCCGGTTGCTGAACTTGCGTGACCAGCTCACCGAGCATCTGAAGTCCGTCGATGACACTGCCGTCACCGACGAGCAGATCACGCTCACCAACGAACTCAATGCCAAGATCACGCAGGAAGAGAAGGGGCTTGGCGCTCTGCGTGACGCCGAAGCGAGGCTGGCCAGCGCGGCCAACAACGCCAGCGGCGGCGGCGACGGCGGTAACGGTGGCGGCACCGTCGTGAAGAATGGCGGCAGCGTCGATACCGCCAAGCGGCCGTTCGGCCTGCCGGTGCGCAAGATGGACCCGCTCGAATATCTCGTTCGCGCGGGCACCGTGCGCTATATGTCGAAGGTCACCGGCGACAGCATCGACGTTTGCCGACAGAAGATTTACGGCAACGACGAAGCCACCAAGGTGATCGTCGATTACTGCGCCAAGGCGGCAAGCGCTCCAGCGTTGACCACGGTTGCGGGCTGGGCGGCCGAGCTGGTCCAGCAGGTCAACGCGTCGTTCATGGAAACCCTGCAGCCGCAGGCGGTGTTTCCGCAGTTGTCGGCACTCGGCATGTCGCTGAGCTTCGGGCGCAACGGTCGCATCGCCGTTCCGACTCGGGCGGCGACGCCGACCATCGCGGGATCGTTCGTCGGTGAAGGTCAGCCGATCCCGGTCCGTCAGGCCGCATTCTCGTCGGTGCTCTTGACCCCCAAGAAAATGGCCGTGATCACCAGTTGGTCCAGAGAGATTGACGAGCATTCGGTGCCCGCGATCGAGGGCTTGCTGCGCAACGCGATCCAAGAGGACACCGCGGTGTCGATCGACTCGGTGCTGCTCGACAGCAACGCGGCGACCGCCATCCGTCCGGCTGGCATTCGCAACGGCGTGGTCGGTCTCACGCCGACCGCGGGCGGCGGGTTCGCCGCACTGGTGGGCGATATCAAGCAGCTCACCGGCGCACTGCTGACGGCCACCAACGGCAACATCCGCAACATGGCCTTCATCATGAACCCGCAGCAGGCGCTGAGCATCAGCCTGATCCAGCCACCAGTCCCGGGCGGGCTGTTCCCGTTTGCCGACGAAGTGGCGGCCGGGCGGTTGCGCGGTGCCAAGCTGATCACGTCCGGCACCGTGCCGGTCTCCACCGTGATCTGCATCGACGCTGCGGACTTCGTGGTGGTCGGAGGCGAAGCCCCTCGCTTCGAGATCAGCGATCAGGCGACGCTTCATATGGAGGATACGACTCCGCTGCCGATCGTCGCGGGCACCACCGCTGCCGATCCGACGCGTTCGTTGTGGCAGACGGATTCGCTCGCTCTGAGGCTCATCCTTCCTCTGAATTGGGCTCTCAGGCGCACCGGCACCGTCTCTTGGCTCACCGCGGTCACGTGGTGATTTGGCAAACGGTTTGGCAAACGGAACATTTTGTTCGCGTTTGTTCGCTTTGCGTACAGCTCCGTGTGCCAAATCTGATCTGAACTTCGAACGATCGGAAAGGAGATCATCATGGCCGATCAAGCAGAGACCGCGGCGAGGAAAGTCATCGCGGAAAACAAGGCAGCCCGCACAGCGGCGGTGAAGGAGGGCAACCCGGCAGAGGGGAGCACGCCGACGCCGACGCAGGAAGAGAACGATCTCGCCAAGCTCGGCGTGGTCGTTGATCCGAAGGCCGACGACGGTTCCGGACCGGAGATGCAGATGCAGATGGTCCGGCGGACAGTCGAGGCCAAGCCAGCGCAGGCTGGCTACGCCACCCGCAGCGTCGCACCAGCTTCAAAGCCGAAGGAATGAGCAGAGTTCGTAGGCTCATATCTCGTCTCGGCGGCGCGTTGGTTCAGCGCGCCGCCGAAGGCGAATATCGCCCCGGTCCGTACCATCTTCCGGTCACGGGCGGCTGGCTCAGCGCCGAGGCCGGTCAGTACTGGAATTGGTGGCAGAACGGATACGATGTCGAAAGCCGATCGAGTCAGTCGGCCATGGTCGAGGCGTGCGTCTCGGCCTACGCACAGACCGTTGCAATGTGCCCGGGGGATCACTGGCGCGCGAACACCAAGGGCGGACGCGACCGGATCATCAACTCGTCGCTCTCGCGCGTGCTGCGCAAGCCGAACTACTACCAGAGCATGAGCGACTTCATGCTCAATGCCACCCGCTCGCTCTATCTCGACGGCAATGCCTATGCGCTGGCGGTGCGCAATGATCGCTACGAGATCGTCGAATTGCACCTGATGGACCCGCGCCAGTCCACTCCGATGGTCGCGCGCCAGACCGGCGATGTGTTCTATCGCTTGGGCGGCAATGACGTGATCGATTACCGGCTCGGCTATCAGCTCGGTTACGAAGAGACGCTGGTGCCGATGCGCGACGTGCTGCACATCCGGCTGCACAGCGGCAAACGGCATCCGCGCCCGTTGTTGGGCGAGTCGCCATTGACTGCGGCGCTGGCCGATCTGGCGGCATCGTCGGCGATCCTCGATCAGCAGATCCAGTTCTACATGAACCAAGCGCGGCCGAGCGCCGTGCTGTCCACCGATCTGGTGCTCTCGCCCGAGCAGACGGCGGCGCTGCGGGATCGCTGGAACGAGCAGGCCAAGGGGCTGTGCTCCGGTGGCGTTCCGATCCTGACCGCCGGGCTGAAGGTGCAGCCGTGGGGGCAGAGCCCGAAGGACTCCGAGCTGGCGGAAGTGATGAAGCTGACCGATCAGAAGATCGCGCTCGCCTTCCGCGTTCCGTTGCAGATCCTTGGGCTCGGCGGACCGGCATCGTCCACCGAGATGATGATGCAATCGTGGATCGCCACCGGTCTCGGCTTTGCGCTGAACCACATCGAGGAATCATTCGGCCTGCTGTTCGAGTTGCGCGGTCAGCCCGACGAGTACGTGGAGTTCGATACCGCAGCATTGCTGCGCACCGCCTTCAAGGATCGCATCGACGCGCTGGTGCGCGGTGTGCAGGGCGGCGTCATGGCTCCGAACGAGGCCCGAAATCTCGAAGGCTACGATTCCGTACCGCATGGATCGGAGCCGAGAGTGCAGCAGCAGGTTGTCCCGCTTTCGGCTGCGGCAGCAATTCCTGCCGCGCCGCCGTCACCCGGACAGCCGTCGTCTGCTGCGCAGAAGATCACCGAAGAGAAGCCCGAACCCAAGCCCGAGCCGAAACCGGCGAAGGACTATGCAAATGACCTCCAACGGGAAATCCGAAACATTCGGTCAGCCGCCGAGCGAATCGCACGCCGACGTACTGCTTGATGCGTGGCGCGAGGCGCTGGCTGGCATCCTCGAAGAAGAGCGGCGCGAGTGGCGTCGCGAACGCGAGCTGATCGAAGAGCAGTCGCGGCGGATGATCGCCGAGCTGCGCATTGAATTCACCGCCCTGCATTCGAACTTCGTCAGCGGCGTCACCGAGCTGATGAAGTCGGTGCGCGACGGTATCGATGGACAACCGGGGGCGGCAGGTGCGGAAGGTCCGGCAGGACCGGAAGGACCGGCGGGAGCTGCGGGGGAGAGGGGCCCGGCTGGCGAGCGCGGCGACGCTGGCCCGCCGGGTCTTCCCGGCGAGAAAGGCGACAAGGGTGAGCCCGGCGAGATCGGTGAGCAGGGAGAGCCCGGTGAGTGGGGTGAGAAGGGCGAGCCCGGCGCAACCGGCGAGAAGGGATTGCCCGGTGAGAAGGGCGAGCGTGGCGACAAGGGCGAGCGCGGCGACAAGGGCGATCGTGGCGACCCCGGGCCGCAGGGTCTGGTCGGCCTGATCGGCGCAGTCGGCGAGCGCGGCGAGCGCGGTGACAGAGGCGAGAAGGGCGAACTCGGTCCGCAGGGCGTGCGCGGCGAGCGCGGCGAGAAGGGTGAGAAAGGCGAGAAGGGTGTGCAAGGTGCGCCCGGTATGCCCGGGGTGCGCGGCGACAAAGGCGAGCGCGGCGAGAAGGGTCTGCCCGGCGACAAGGGCGAGAATGGTCTGAACGGCGTCGGCGAGAAGGGCGAGCGCGGCGAACGTGGCGAGAAGGGCGAGCGCGGCGATATCGGTGCGCAGGGCCCGGTCGGACTGATCGGCACCAAGGGTGATCCGGGTGAGCGTGGCGAGAAGGGCGAGAAAGGCGACCGTGGCGATGTCGGTCTGCAGGGCCTGATCGGTCCGATCGGCACCAAGGGCGACAAGGGCGAGCGCGGCGAGAAGGGTGATCCGGGCCCGCGTGGTGAGCATGGCCAGCGCGGTGAGAAGGGTGAGCGTGGCGAGCAGGGCATCCGCGGCGAGCGCGGCGAGCTGCCGCCGGTGCGCGAATTCAAGTCCGGGCAGGTGACCTATCGCGGCGAGTGCATCACGCACGCGGGCGCGACGTGGCAGGCTCGCAAGGATACCGGTGCCTGTCCGCCGCATGCCGACTTCGTCTGTCTGGCACTGGCCGGGCTCGACGGCGCGAGCCCCGAGATCCGCGGCACCTATTCCGATGAGATCGCCGACTACAAGCGGCTCGATATCGTGGTGCTCAATGGCGGCTCGTTCATCGCCCGCAAGGATCGCCCCGGGCCGTGCCCGGGTCCGGACTGGCAACTGATTGCCCGGCAGGGCCAGCGTGGCGACAGGGGCGAGAAGGGCGAGCGCGGTCAGGTCGGACCGGTCGGCGCGATGGGCGTGGCCGGGAAGGATGCCCCGGCCGTCACCGGCTGGCAGCTCGACCGCAAGACCTTCACCGCCACCCCGGTGATGAGCGACGGCAGCCCCGGACCGCGGCTGGAGCTGCGGGCGCTGTTCGAGGAATTCGAGACCGAGATCCGATGACAATCCCGTTGGGTCGTGGGCGGCTGAACATCCGGCGCGAGACCGCGACCGTGATGTTCTCCGAACGGTATGGGCTGGTACCGAGCATCGTCGTTCTCGGCTTCCGGTTCACTTGGCGAAAGAAGCGCTGATGGCCGACGTAACCGTCAAGATCCTGCAGGCGGCCAGCTCCTACGCGTTCATGACGCTGGAAGAGGCCAAGACCTTTCTCGGCATTCCGGCGGTCGATACCAGCGGCGACGCCCAGCTCCAGATGCTGATCGACCAGCAGTCGGCGTGGCTCGCCACCGAGGCCAACCGGCAATTCGCCTACGAGCACGTGCGCGAGACGTGGCGCTGGATCGATTGCCCGCCGCAGAGCCCGCGCATCTATCTCACGCACTGGCCGGTCAAGGAGGACGATATCGAGAGCGTCGAGTCGCCGGAAGGCGTGGTGCTCGATCCCAGCATGTACGAGATCGAGGAAGAGAGCGGCAAGATCACCATCCTCGACGGCATGTGGGAATCGCCGACCGTTATCACCTATTGGGGCGGATATCTGCTGCCGATCGAGGCCCCGGCGGCACTCAAGCAAGCGCTCGGCATCGCGCTGCGCAGCGCCCGCACCGAAGCCGCGCAGGCCGCGGTCGCCGGTATCCGCTCGCTCAGCCACAAGGAAGCGCGGGTGATGTTCTTCGACCCGAACGCCCGTGGCGGCAGTGGGGCGACCGGCGGCGGCTTGACCACGCAGCAGATGAGTTCAGTGAAGAGCCTGCTCAGCCACTACATGCGGTATCCGGTCTGATGGCTGACGGCATCCCGGTCCCGGGCATTCTGATCGTGGTCGATAACGCTCCGGTCGGCGAGCAGGTCACCGACCTGATCAACTACCTGAACTATGAATTGCCGGAAGGCATCGTGCGCGAAATGCGGACGTGGGAAACCGAGGACATGAACCGGCAGTATCCGAACTCGGAAATGTTGGCCGGGCAGGAAGCCTCAGTCCCGGTCCTGACGCCGCGGATGGCGAGCGTCGGTCATGGGGAAACGGGAGGCGGGGATTTCGTTCCGCCCCGCCAATATCAGACGCGCGTCTGGCCGCGCTCGCGCAAGGACTTATTGCGGGCCCGCGGCAGCAAGTTCCGCCCACGTGTCCGCCAGCGCGTTGGCATACGCCGACCGATCCTGCGACCGCAGATGTGGGACATGCTGGTCGATCGCATGCGGACATTGCTCAGCAAGACGATTGATCTCGCATGGCGGTAGATTTCGGAACGCTGATCTATGCGCCCAATTTCGATATGTGGGCGATCCCGGTGACGTTCTATCCGATCGTCTCGATCCCACTGCAGGGCAGCTACGCCGCCCGCGGGATCTTCGACACCCGGCAGCTCGACGTGCTGGCGCTCGACGGATCGATCGTGTCGGAGCAGCGCACCATCCTCGATATCCTGAACTCGGAATTCTCCGTCATCCCGATGCAGGGCGACCGAGTCGATATCCCGACCGACAGTAATCACCAAGTCCACGGCATGTTCGAGATCACCGACGCGTCCTACAACGCAGGCGGCGAAACCACGCTCACGCTGAAGGAAGTGATGGTTCGCCAGTCGCCGTGAGCATCAGCGACGATCAGAGCTACACGTTGATTCTGCGCGACGTGTTGTTCGCCAAGGTCGCGGTGTTGCCGCCGTTCGCCACCTTCACCAAGCGGCGCACCAAGATGGTGCCGGTGCAGCCGCATCTGCTGCCCTATCTCGGGGTCTACATCATCGACGAGAGCATGGTGCCGGACGGCGACTTCAACGCCGGGAACATCCGCTTCAATCACACCGCGCGCATCGGCTTCTCGGTGATCATGGCCAACAATGATCAGGTCGTTCTCGAAACCAAACTGGATGCTGCTTTTTGGGCGATCATGAATGGTGTCTGGAAAGACCCGTGGCTCACCAACATGCTCGACACCACGCGCTACGGGCAGACGCATCCGAGCAATCCCGACAACACCCGGCTTGAAGGCGTCACCCGCGGCAGTCGCAAGCACGTATTCGGCAACGCCGGTCTGAACAACGAGATGCCGATCGGCGAGCTGCAGTACGACGTTTCGATCTTCTACCGGACCATCTTTGCGCCGGTGATCACCGACGATCTGCTCTTGATCCACGTCGAAACCGCGTTCCCGTCCGGCGGCACGCCCGACGAGATCGCCGCGGTCCAGCAGGTCATCGCCAAGTACGAGTTCTCTCCGATCGGCACCGATTCCGTGGCGCTGGTGGCGGTCGAGCAACCTGACAGCGCCGCGTTCTCAGGCAGCACATAGGAGGCAGCGTCATGCCCGAGCAGGCACAGGACGAGCACAGCAAGATGGTGCGCGAACGTGAAGTCCGTCGTCGCGAGCGGCTGAAGGAGATGACCCGGGTGAGCCAGATTCAGCGGGTGAAGGTCATCCCGGCCACCGACGAAATCCGCAAGTACGTGAAGCATCCGACCGGCATCAAGTTCGGCAAGTCGGGACCGGCGGAATGGCCGATGGACGGCTTCACCCGAAAACGGATTCGGGAGGGCGCGGTCAAGCTCGAAGGCGAACCGGCGAAGGCAGCGGCCGAGAAGCGTGCGCCGCGCGCCAGCTAAACGGAACGGGAAACAAGCACGAATAGAACAGGAGGCATGAATGCCTATCTCATTTGCTCAGATCCCACAGGAAATCAAAGTCCCGCTCTATTGGGTCGAGGTCGATCCGAGCAAGGCGGGGCTTCCGACCATCCGCCAGCCCGCGCTCTTGGTCGGCTCGATGCTCTCGACCGGCACGGCACCGCCGAACCAGCCGATTGCGATCGGCACGCAGGCGCAGGCCGACGACCGCTTCGGACAAGGCTCCGAGCTGGCCAATATGTTCAAGAGCTTCTTCCACAACCAGTTCTCCGGAGAGGTATGGGGAGCTGGCGTTCCCGAGACCTCGCTGGGTGCCGGTACGCTTCAAGCGGCGAGTGGAACGATCGTCGTCACCGCGCCGCCGACCGCAGCCGGAACGATCCACTTGTACGTCGCGGGTGAGCACATCCCGATCAACTGCGGTCCGTCAGACACGATCGATGCCATCGCAGCCTTCATCGCGGAAGCGATCAACGACGATCTCAATCTGCCGGTGTCGGCGACTGTCGCGACTGCGACGGTGACGGTGACGTGCCTGTGGAAGGGCATCACCGGCAACGATATCTCGCTGATGCTGAACTACTTCGGTGCGATCGGCGGACAGGAAGGTCCGCAGGGGCTGGTGCTCACCATGCCTGCGACTGGCTACCTCACTGGTGGCAACGGCGTTCCGGATTGGAACCCCGGACCACCCCCGGCCGATCCCACCGTGATCGACAATATGGGCGAGCAGGAATTCGAGTATGTCGCGCTCGCGTGGACCGACACCGAAACGCTGCAGGCGTGGGATCTGGAGTACGGCTTCACCGACAACGGCCGGTGGGGCTGGCGTCGTCAGCTCTTCGGCCACATCTTCACGGCCAAGCGTGGCCTCTACTCCGATCTGATTACGTGGGGCTTGAACCCTGCGATGGGCCGTAACTCGGGCGTGATCTCGACGATGGCGGTCGAGACGAAGAGCCCGACGCCGGTGTACGAGTGGGCCGCGGCTTACACCGCCAAGGCACAGCGTGCGCTGATCAACGACCCGGCGCGACCGCTGCAAACGCTGTCGCTCACTGCCGTCAAGCCTGCACCGTTGCACGACCGGTTCAGCTTCGTGGAGCTGAACTCGCTCGCGGGCAGCGGGTTCGCAATTCAGAAGGCGGGATCGGACGGCTATCCGATGATCGCCCGGGAGCAGACGACGTACCAATGGAACTTGTACGGTCAGGGCGACGACGCCTACGAGCTGGTCACCACGTTGGCCACCTTGGCGAAGCTGCTACGCAATCAGCGGCACGCAATCACCACCAAGTTCCCGCGACACAAATTGGCCAACGATGGCACTAGATTTGGGCCCGGCCAAGCAATCGTGACGCCGGGAATAATCAAGGGCGAGTTGATCGCACAGTATAGGCAGGACGAATACAATGGTCTTGTAGAAGATACACGCAATTTCAAGCGTCATCTTCTGGTGGAAAGAGACCCGAATAACCCCAACCGGGTAAATGTACTGTATCCGCCTGACTTGATCAACCAGCTCCGGATCTTCGCGGTGCTGGCGCAATTCCGCCTGCAGTACGACCGCGGCATCGATGTCGAGATCATCGGCCCGCTGACTTCGACCGCGATCACCGGTCGGCTCTAAGTTTTCCGGTCATCGGAAAACTTCCCTCACCACTCAAATACTGTCGGAGTAACGAACCATGGCACAGAGATTTGCCGGGATCGCCTTCCTGTTCGTGGACGGCGTCCAACTTGCACTTCGCGGCAACTTCACCGTGAGCCCGTCGCCGATCGAGCGCACTATGATCGCCGGTCAGGACCGGGTTCACGGCTATCAGGAATTGCCGCGCGTGCCCTACATCGAGGGCGACGTTTCCACGGTGCCCGAGCTGAACATCGAAGACCTCGATGGACAGACCGACGTGACCGTGATCGCGCAGCTCGCCAACAACAAGCAGTACACGCTGTTCGGCGGGACGTGCAAAGCCGCACTCGAAGCCAACACCCGCGACGGGCAGATGCGCGTGCGCTGGGAAGGCTTGATCTGCGACGAGATCGACCTAGGCCCGACCGCGGGCGCGGCGTAAAGGAGGCGTCATGAACAAGCCGCAACCACGCGAGGGCTTCGTCGCCGACGAGCCGACGCAGGTCGATCTGCAGACACTGGAGCGGGAGCCGGTCATCGAGCCGCTTCCCGCAGAAGTGTGGCCGGTCAAGGTCAAGCTGATGCACCGCGCCATTCGCAACAACAGTGGCGAGGAAACCCGCGAGCTTTCGTTCCGCGAGCCGACCGGCGGCGATATCAATCGCTACGGCAACCCGGTGCGGGTCAATCAGGAAGGCGACGTGGTCATCGACGAGCGCAAGATGACCACCATCATGGCCGCCCTGTCGGGCGTGCTGCAACCGCTCATCGAACGCATGGACCCGCGCGACTGGAATTCGTGCGCGTATCGGTTACGCGGTTTTTTTCTTCCAGATCCACAGGCGTGGCTCTAGACGACGAGAACATCATTATCGACTGCTATCGTCTAGCGCGCTGGTATCACCAGCCTCCGGATCTTTTCCTGAACATGCCTGTGAGTACGGTGCGGCTGCACTTGCTGCGCACGATCCAGCTCGCGCGGATCATGCGACGCGAGGCAGCGGACAGCGAAGACAATGCCTGAATTCCAAGAGCTGAAGATCACCGTCTCGCTGCAGGACAATCTCAGCGCCGTGCTGGCTGAGATCAAGAAGCACATTGCCGAAATGCAGCATGTCAAGGGACATGACAAGCTGGGCGAGGAAGCGAGGAAGACCGGCGAGCAAGTGAAGAGCCTGACGCATCACACCGGTCTGCTGGGGTTTGCGCTCGGCTACGCAACCAACGTGATCTGGGGCGCGCTCGATGAATTCAAAAAGAAGGCGGTGGATCTGGTCGCTAATACCAGCAAGTTGCGGAGCTGGGCCGAGGGCATGTCCGACTTTGCGCAACTGGCCAGACGACTTGGCGTGCATCAGGGCGAGTTCAAGGCCGTGCATGATCAACTGATCCTGCAAGGCTTCACGTCGCCGCAGGCTAAGGAATTCATGGCGCAGATGGCCAGCATAACGGACAAGATCAAATACAGTCCGCAATTCAACGAGATCAGAACGAAGATGCTCTCGTTCGCTGGCACGAACGTGGAGCTGTTCAACAAGCTGAAGGACTTGCTCGACGAGTACGAGATCGCTGACACCTACGAGAAAAAAGCCAACGTCATCATCCGGTCGGTGCAAGCGGTCCGCGACAATCTCTTGAAACAGCCGGGCATGGCCCCGGAAACGGCAGCGAGAGCAGCGAGGGTATTCGCCGAGCAGGCGTGGGGTGTTGGTCCAGAAGTGGTCGGCATGAGCAGGCTGCTCGTCGAGCACTCCAGAGAGTATCTGGACAACATGGGGCGGATGGTCGTCGAAGCCGAGAAATACATGAAGGTGATGCACAATCTGGAGTACCAGACGCAACGGATCTCCGATGTGTTCATGCGCCTCAAATTGGCGATCTTCGTGATACCCGAGGAATGGAATGCCAAAGCCTACGAGAAGACGGCCGATCTGCTGGAATGGCTCACGTTGGAGCTATCACCAGAGGAAAGAAAGAAGCTCGAAGAGCGGTTCGGTGAGAAGTTGCGCGAGCGCACGCAGCAGCAGCGACCGCAGCGACCACCGGGGGCACCGCGCGGTGGGATGCCGTGGCGCTTCATGGGACTCGCCGACGAGAATAAGAAGCTGATCGAGCTGCACGATCAGGTGAAGGAGAGCGCCGACTACTTTCAGATCATAACCAACGATCCGCGCCGCAGGGCACTCGGTCTGCTGTCAACACAGATGGGCGGGCTGGGCGCTGGGCTCGGCGGCGGCGACGGCTTCGGCGGCGGTGGCGGTGGCGGTGGTGGCCGCACCGGCACCGGAGCTGGCGCTGGCTATGGTGGCGGTGGACCACCGACGCCGCACTCGGGGGCCGCGCCGGGGAGCCGCGAGCAGGCATCGTCCGGCGGCGCTTCTGGTGGCGGGACGCCGTACTACTATGGCGGCAAGGTCACGATCGGCGACAAAGAATTCAATTATGGCACCGGCGGCGGTGGGCGCGGTGCACTCCCGTACGGGACTTACTCGGTCAACATCGGCACCGGCGACATTGGGCCGCTCGGCAGATCACGGCTCGGCTCGGTCGCTACCATCGGCGGCTTGGGCGGCGTCGTCAACGACCCGCGCTATCCGGGCGCACCGCGACAAGGGATTCAGATTCACGCATCAAGCAGCCAAGACCTCGATCGATTGTATACCGCCGGATGTTTCGCGGTGCCGAAGTCGCAGTGGCCAGCCTTCAAGCAAGCGCTCTTGGAGGAATCCAAGAAGGGGCCATTGTCGATAAATCTTGATCGAAGCGGGAGCGCGAGGATCGGGCCGACTTCGAGTATCACGGCTGCGAACCAGAAAGGTCACAATGCGCCGCAGGGCGGCGCGGAGGGCGAAAGCGATCCGATGGTTCTGCCGTGGAATTCATCCCATCCCGGTGGCGGTGCCTCTTGGGAGGCGCGGCAGACGCCACGCTACTATCGCGGCAAGGTCACGATCGGCGGGAAGGAGTTCGACTACGGCACCGGTAACATTGGTCGTGGCGCTGTTCCATGGGGAACCTACCCGATCAATATCGGTGCCAATGACATTGGGCGGAAGGGTAGGAAACTTGGCTCGGTTGCGACTCTCGGAGGTTTGAACGGGATCATCAACGACCCACGCTATCCCGGTGCACCGCGGACCGGAGTTCAGATCCACGCGTCAAGCAGCGCAACTCTCGATCGATTGTATAGCGAGGGATGCTTTGCGGTGGCGCGGGCACAGTGGCCAGACTTCAAAGCCGCGCTCTTGGAAGAGGCGAAGAAAGGGCCATTGTCGATCAATCTTGATCCGAGCGGGCGCGCGATCATCGGCGAAACTTCGGAAGTTACGGCTCAGGCCAGTCGCAGTGGTGGGTTCGACGAAGGTGGTACGACCGGGCTTGAATTGTCCCGCGCTGGTCCACGCGGCATCTCAGCACGCGCGTCCGAGATTGCATCAGAACGTCAGCAGATGGCGGCGACCCGCTTCATGGCGAGCGAGGGCGGAAGCGGGACATACACTCCGTCACCCGAGCAGCAGCAACGCATGCAGAAAATCAGCGATGTCCTGCCGCGCTCGGCCAACGTGATCGATCTGAGACCGTATTCAAATGTCACCAATCCATTTCTACGCAAAGGTCTGATGGCGCGCGGAGGATGGAGCACCGAAGAGCGGCTACGCGCCGATTTTGAAAGAAGGATGGCCAAAGAGCACGAAGAGATGGCCGAAGAGATGCGGCGTGAGCTGGACCGCGACATGGGCACCGAGATCGACGGCGGCGAGGTTGAGGCTGGTGGCAATGTCGATGTTGAGATCCCGCCGGGTGTTGGCGCACCTGCGTCGCAGAACCTGTTCTCTCCGGTGCCGTTGAACCGGCAGACCATGATGGATCAGACGCCGAGAGGGCGGCCTTCACAGATTCCCGAGGCTGAATAGTTGCCTGAATTCGAAGAGCTGCGGATTTCTGTCCAACTGGTCGATAACGCATCGCCCGGGTTGGTCCGGCTGCGGTCGGAGATCGCATCGTTGGCATCGGGTGAAGTCCTGAAGAAGCAGGATTCGTTCGGCAAGTCGTGGGCGGATCTCGGCACCAAGGTCAAGGATTTCGCCGAGAACGCCAAGTCGCTGGGCACCGAGTTGCGTACGCTGGGTGTTCGCTTTGCTCTGCCGGTGGTCGGGCTCACCTTGCTCGCCCGCTGGATCATCAATACCAGAGAAGCGGCGTCGGCATTTGCCTCCGAGCTGTCCGGCATCGCTCGCACCGCCCGTTCGGTCGGAATGGATTCGGTCCATTTCAAGACTCTGACCGACAACCTCCAGCGTTTGGGATTGTCGCTGGAGACCTCGCAGAAAGCCGCTGCCGGATTCGCCGAAGCGCGCGGCAAGCTCATGGAAAGGGGCAACGAGCTTCACCAACAACTGATGGAGATGACCAAGGGTATTCCCGGCGCAACGCACAACATGCGGCAGTTCATCGAAACCTTCATCAGCATGTCCGACCGCCCGGAAGCGTTCAACATGATGATGGAGTCCGGGCTGAGCATCCGCAAAAAAATCGAGGATCAATTCGGCTCAGAGGCGGCGGCAAGATTCCATCGTCAATTCCTCGACTTTCTGACCGGCGGCATGGGGGCGGCGATAGCCGGGCTCGATCCCTCCGGAAGAATCAAGCCGCTGACCGAAGCTCAAAAAAAGGCGCAGGAAGAAGCCTTCAAAAACTCCCAAAAGATTTCGCAGGCCAACAAGGAGACGGAAGCCGCTGCAAAGCGAGCGGAAGAGGTCGCGCTGAGATTGGCGGTCGATGTTTGGGCCCCGCTCATCACTGGCATGAACACCGGGCTGGAAAAGGTCGCCAATCTGGTCGAGCGGATTGACCGGGTGGTTCGCAACTGGAAATGGCTCGGCGGCGGCGGCAATGAGGGCAGGCCCGATGAGGGCAAGCCGGTACGGTTCATGAGTGCTGGCATGGGGGAGCCGCTGCCGGATGTCGGTGGCAACGAGATCCCCGGCGGTACCGGACCCGGCACGTTGTTCGACGCGCTGAAAGAGTACCGCGATCTCGGGCGCTCGCGGATCGAGGATCGACGCACCGGCATGGGCGCACCGGCAGGCGAGCAGGGCGATGTGACCCAGCAGCTCACCGAGCAATTCAGGCGCTTGAACGAGTACCTGATGCTGCTGGTGCCACAGGGCAAAGGGCTCGGCCTGCTCTCGACGGAGATGGGCGGGCTCGGCAAAGGCTTCGGCACCGGCGGTGGTGTTGCTTCGCCGATGGGCGGCGGCGGTGGTGGGTTTGGTGGCGGCGGTGGCGGCGGCGGCGGTGGCGGGTTTGGCGGCGGCGGCGGCGGCGGCGGTGGTGGAGGCGGTGGAGGCGGCGGCGGTGGGCGTCCACCCGGGGCGCTCGATCCGAGCCACTTCGTCGATCCAGCGAAGCCCAGCGCGGTGGGCGTCACCGAACCGCAGAAAGGCGTGTTCGGCTTTGATCCGACCACCGGTCAGCCGCTGGCGATCGATCCCGGGACGTTAGCGCCGAAGCCGCCTGCTGGAAGCGTGACCCAACCACCGAAGGGCGGCGGCGGTGGTGGCGGTGGTGAGGGTATGCGCCGCGGTGACGCGCCTCCCGGTACGGACGCGCCGGGTATTTACAACAAGCTGCTCACAGCATTTCAGAATTCGAAATTGGTCGGCGTCGTGCCGCCTGATGGTGCGCGGTTTGGGATCACGACAGGATCTGCCGAAGAGTGGGCGCGGTTCGCTACTTCAATTGCCAACGAGGAGTCGAGTTTCAAGCCGTGGACTAAGAACGAGTACGGGGAGCGCTCCTATGGAATCTTCCAGTACGATCACTCGCAAGTGCCGGGAGGAAATGCATTCAATGTAGATGCGTCGATTAGTGCGTTTGTCAGGGATGCTGAAACTTCGGTGAGAGAAGGAGGCATTCGCGATGCTCGCGGTGGCAAGGGCGGCAGAAGTCTACTGGCTCGGCGGTTTTCGACTATTGGCAACCATCCCGAGCGCGCAATAAGAAGTTTGCCATTGGCTGGACGTGTGGGCGTAACGGCAACAGGCGGCCGTGGCCCCGTCACCGCTGATCCAGCCAAGCCGTTCCCGTGGACACCATCGACTGCAGGCGGCGCTGGCGGCGGTGATGTCATCAATCGCGATATCAGTCATCTCTCGCAAGGTCAGGCCAACGTCGGAGCATTCAATCAAGCTGTGAAGGGGCTGGTCGTTCATCACACTTCCGGTCGCGGGACGCCCGAAGGTGTCGCGACGACGTTTCAGCAGCGCGGCTACCCAGCGCAATTCATCATCGATCGCGAGGGCAACATTGTCCGCTATCTGCCGGAAGGTGCGAGCGGCGCGCATGTCAAACCCGGACAGGGCATTGGCAAGGGACTCGGCAATTGGAATTTGGAGGGCGTCGAGGTCATCGCAAGAAACGAAAAAGATGTTTTGCCAATTCAGCGCGAGGCCGTTGCCCGTCTGCTTGCCGAACGTGCTGCAAGGCACGGCTACGATCCCAAAACAGGTGTTTTCGGTCACGGCGAAATAAATCCGCACAAGGAACGCAACGAAGGCTCGACTGCCCAAATGATTCGGGAAGGCAAGATAGCCATTCCGGATCGCGCGGTGCTCGATCGTGCGCAAGGCCGTGAGATCACTTCCAAGGTCAACGCCACCGGCAAATTGGATGTTACCGTGCGCGCTCCGAAACGGACGCGCGTCGGCGTCAAGGGCTCTGGCGTGTTCGCCAAGACCGAGCTGGACCGTCAGACGACAATGCCAACGACACCACGTCAGAGCGCTCGCCAGAGCGAGAACGCTTCCATGGCAGAGCCAGAGTGGCAGGAGTGATGCATGGCCACCATCATTGAAGCTGGCAGGGGCCGTGGGCCGCATCGTCTTAAATCCTATTGGCGCGACAAGCTGGTACCGGCACATTTCCGCGGCGCGATGTTCCATGTCGAAGCTGGCGGCAAGTCGTCCGGAAGAAGAACCGTCGTCCATGAATTCCCCAAGCGCAACGTCCCTTATGCGGAGGACATGGGTAGGCGTGCAGTCGAGTGGAGTGTGCGCGGCTATCTGATCTGCTTCGTCGATGACACCGAAAGCGAACTCTACCGGCGAGACTACACGCTCCAGCGCGAGAAGGTGATCGCTGCGCTGGAGCAGGACGGGTATGGCCCGCTGCAGCTTCCGCTGCTGCCGCCGATGACGGTGATGTGCCAGCGCTACCGCGTCACCGAGGAAGAAAAGCTCGGCGGCTATTGCGTGTTCGACATGGAGTTCGTCGAGTTCGGCAAGCCGCCGCTCGCCGGGCCGCCGATGAGCGACGCGCAGCTCAAGGCGCAATCCGATGCACTGAAGGCGCGGACCATCCAAGCGCTCGCCAACTACGACACCGAGCTGCTGGGCCGCAAGACGACGCCGACCCCTGCGGGTCCGAGCGTGCCGATCTCGGAGATCATTCCGATCGGGCCAACGATCCCCGGTCCCGGTCCCTAAAGCTCGTCCTTCCTTCGCATCTTTTCATCTCTGGCCACACAACATGGGAGGTCACCATGGCCGTCAACTATTCAACCACGCTCAAAGGCAACCGCATGCAGGCGGTGCTCGACGAGATCGACTCGCACGCGAGCCCCGCCATCCTGCAGATCCTGCAGAGCCCCAGCACCGTGCTGGCGGTCATCACCTTGTCCGATCCGTCGTTCACCCGTTCTGGCTCGGTGCTCACCATGGCGGGCACACCACGATCCGACACATCGGCCGACGCCAGCGGCACCGCCAATCTTGCCAAGATCCTCAAGGGCGATGGGACCAGCGTGGTGGTTGACGGGCTCACGGTCGGCACTGCCGCGAGCGATATCATCCTGAACAGCACAACGATCACGGCGGGCCAAACCATTACCATCACGTCGGGAACGATCACTCACGCCTGATCGAGGCCCCTGAGCCATGGCTCACATCCTCGCGGATCGCGTCCGCGACACCACCACGACGAACGGCGTCGGTGCCGTCACGGTCAGCGGCACCGCGCCGATACGTCATCGCACGTTCAGTGCTGTGGCCACGGCTGATGGCGACACGTTCCCGTACGTGATCGTCCATCGGACTGCGAACGAGTGGGAAACTGGTCTCGCGACCCGCGTGTCGGCCAACGTCTACGCCCGCACCATTATCTATGCGCCGAACCCCGGCACGCCGGTGGACTTTTCGTCGGGCGACAAGGACATGGCGCTGGTCTTCACTTCCAACCCGACGCACGCCAACACCATCGAACTCGGCCACCCGACCGACACGACGCTTGCGCGAAGTGCCGCCGGTAGGGTGTCGGTCGAGGGCTTGGACTTGCTGATCGGCAGCGATATCGCTGGCAAGGCCGATCTGGCGTCACCGGTCTTCACCGGCGATCCGCGGGCCCCGACGCCTGCGACGGCCGACAACGACACGAGCGTTGCGACCACTGCATTTGTGAAGGCGCAGGGGTATCTCGTCTCCAGCGACATTACGGGGAAGGCCGATCTCGCCAGCCCGATATTCACTGGCGATCCGAAAGCGCCCACGCCGACGACGGCGGACAACGACACGAGCATCGCGACCACCGCCTTCGTCAAGGCGCAAGGCTATTTGGTGTCGAGTGATCTGACGCCCTATGCGTTGGACACTGACTTGGCAAACTACCAGCCGCTCGATGCAGAGCTGACGGCGGTCGCCGGATTGTCATCGAACGGCCTGATGGCGAGGACGGGAGCCGGTACCGCTGCCGCGCGCTCGATCGCTGGACCGGCGGCAGGCATCACGGTCTCCAATGCGGATGGCGTCAGCGGCAACCCGACGCTGGCACTGGCCAACGATCTCGCGGCGTTGGAGGCGCTGGCGGGAACGAACACGATCTACTACCGGTCGGGAGCGGATGCGTGGAGCGCCGTGACCATCGGCGGCAACATGACGTTCGCGGGAGGCGTACTGAACTCGACCGCCGGTGGCGGTGGAGCGCCAACGAATGCTCAGTATGTTGTGCTGGCGCTCGATGCGACGCTGACTGATGAGCGGTTGTTGGCGTTCGGCACCGGGATATCGCTGACGGACGGTGGAGCTGGTGCCAGCGCCACCATCAACCTCGATGCCGATCTGGTGTCGTGGGCGGGCATCACGCGCGCAGCCGGTTTCGACACATTCGTGGCGACGCCGTCGTCCGCCAATCTTGCGGCTTTGGTCACCGGCGAGACCGGCACCGGAGCGCTGATGTTCGGCACGTCGCCGGTGATCACCACCGACATTACGATCCCGAATACCGGGCTGCATCTATTCGACACGGATGCCTCGCATGACCTGATCGTCAAGCCGGGCTCGAATCTAACCGCTGATCGCACGTTCACGGTTGTCACTGGCGATGTTGATCGCACGTTGACGCTCACCGGCAACGTCACTTCGAATCAGGATGTATCGACGACTGGCACTCCGACGTTCGCGTCGATCACGTTGTCAAACGGTCAGATTGTCTTTCCGGCATCACAGGTCGCGAGCGCGGGCGCGAACACGCTCGACGACTATGAAGAAGGGACATGGACGCCGACCGTCACGTTTGCGACCCAAGGCGATAGGAGCATCGCAAGCCCAGGAATCGTCGGCTGGTACGTCAAGGTCGGCGGAATGGTGATGGCCGGTGGTCAGGTGTCCGGCACAATGAATTACACAACGTCGGGTGGAAACATACGCCTGCAGACCTTCCCGTTCACGCCGAGCCAGACGGCGATCGGAACGATCTTGAACGGCGGGATGACGATCACCGGCTACACGCACGTCCAACTGATGCTGCAGGGGAGCAACACATACGCAGAATTTTATGCAAGCGATCCGGCGAACAATAAGGCCATCACGCCGTGCTCAGTTACGAACTTGCCGAACGGCAGGGCCTTCGATTTCAGATGGACCATGACCTACAGGGTGTGAGCGATGGAAAAGTTGACGCTGATCGGGCAGATCGAGTTGACGGCCAATGCCGTCCAAGTCCGGTTGCATCTGACGATTATGGATGGCGAGAACAAATTGAGCGAACAGTACCACCGGTTCGCTCTTGACAGCGAAGCAGACGTGCAGGGCACCTATGATTCGGTCAACGCGCATCTCCAATCAATGGGCTGGTCGCCAATGTCGGCGGCGCAGATGACTGAGATTTCTAACGTCTATACGAATTGGCAGGAGAGTTTGGTTGCGGCTGGTGTGGAAGCGCAGAGGGCGACGGCGCAGACAACGGTGAAGTCGAAGACGAAGCGTTAAAAGAACGCTCGATGTCAATCACCGATCTCGGTTCGCTCGGCGCGACCGGCAGCACCGGCAACAATCAGGCTTCGCTTGCGCTTACGACGACGCAGGCGTGCTCGGTCGGCGATCTCGTCGTCGTTGTCGTCGCGGTTGATAACCGACTCGGTACTACACCGGCTGACGACGACGAAGTGTCGGGTGTCGCCGACAATGCGGTCGGTAGTGAGAACGTATGGTCGAAGGCGGTCGGCTGGAGCTACGGCGGCGCGAGCCCGGCGGTGCAGGGCGGCGCGGCGGTCGCGATCTGGTATTCGGTCCTCAAAACCGCGCTCCCGACCGGGCGGACGATCACCGCGAGCTTTACCAGCAGCGGCACGTCCGATGCGACCGGCCTGACGGCGCGACGGTTCGGGACTGGCGGCCCGATCGGGGTCGTTGCCACCAACACCGGCGTTGTCAGTGCTGGACAGCCCGGATCGCTCGACGCGACGACTCCGAACCTTGAACACCTTCGCGTCCGCGGTATTGCGGGCGAGGTCGGCAACAACACATCGCTGACGCCGACCACCAACTGGACAGCATGGGCAAATGGCAACAGCGCAACATCCGGCACGATCGCCGAGATGTGTGCCCGGGCGGAAAGCCGGATCGTCACCGGCACCAGCGGGGCGTCGAACCCGACTTGGGTCGCGTGCGACATTGCCAACGCCTACGTCGCTTTCCAAGAGATCATCAGTGGCGACCTAGATGCAACCGATGACCAAGATGTTGCGTCCTTCGACGGTGAGGTCACGACGCCAGCGGTCGAGGGCGACCTTGCCGCGACCGACGATCCGGACACTGCTTCGTTCGCTGGCGAAAGCATCTTCAATGCCGTTCTCGGCGCAACCGATGATCCCGACACTGCCGAGTTCGATGGCGATGTCACCAGCCCCATTGTTCTCGCCGAGACCGCCGACGATCTCGGCATTGCAACCACGGCTATCGCGGTCGCAGCAATTGCCAGCGAGAGCGGCGGCGGGATTCTCGCGGCGCTGGCAGCGACCGATGCGCCGGACACTGCTTCGTTCGCAGGCGACGTTACGGCGGGTATCATCGATGGCACGCTGGCGGCGACTGACGCTCCCGATGTTGCCGCTCTCAATGGATCGGCTGCATGGAATGCAGTGCTGGCGGCCAGCGAAGCGCCGGACGTGGTCGCATTCTCTGGCCAGAGCGTTGCACAAGGAACGCTGGCGGCCACCGATGCTCCGGACGTTGCCGCCTTCTCCGGAACAGCAGTCAACAATGGCACACTGGCCGCGACCGAGCAGGCGGACACCGCAGCTCTTGCCGGATCGGTTTATTGGGCCGCAACACTGGCGGCAACTGAGCAGGCGCTGGACACCGCGGCCTTCTCAGGCGGCATTGTGGCCACTGGTACGCTGGCGGCGAGCGACGTGCTCGATACCGCGGCGCTGTCCGCAAGCGTGTATTTCTCATGCTCGCTGGCCGTCACCGAGGCACCTGACACTGCCGCATTCGCCGGGAACGCTGAATGGCGGGCGGTACTGGCGGCGACTGAAGCGCTGGATGTTGCGGCTCTGGCCGGAAAGGTCGAGTGGATTGCAACACTGGCGGCCACCGAGACCGCGCTCGATACCGCCGCCTTTGTCGGTCAGAGCGTTGCGCAAGGAATACTGGCCGCTACTGAGCAGGTGCTGGATACCGCGGCCTTTACCGGCCAGAGCGTCGCACAAGGAACGCTCGCCGCTACGGAACAGTACGACGTTGCCGCCTTCTCCGGAACAGCGGTTGCCACCGGCACACTGGCCGCAACCGAAGCCATCGATCAGGCGTCCTTCATCGGCGAGGGCGTGGCGCTTGAGAGCAGCGGCACCCTCGCTGCGGTCGAACAGGCAGACGGTGCGGCGCTTGCCGGGCAGATCGAGTGGCTGGCGACGCTGGTTGCATCCGATACGCCGGATGTTGCAGCTCTGGCCGGTTCCGTTGCATGGAACGCCACGCTGGCGGCGACCGAGGCGCTGGATGTTGCGGCTCTGGCTGGCACCGTCCACTGGACGGCGACCCTCGCGGCCACCGAGACCGCGCTCGATACCGCCGCGCTTGCTGGTTCTGTCTATTGGGGTCTGACGCTCGCCGCCAGCGAGGCGGCCGATACGCTCTTCATGACCGCCGACGTTGTCTCGCCCGGCGGCATACTGAATGTAGTCGAGGCGGCGGACACCGCGGCGGGCACCGGCAGCGTCTACTGGCCGGGCCACCTGCAGGTCACAGAGGCACCGGACACTGCCGCATTCTCTGGAACGATCGTCGCCACCGGCACCCTCGCCGCCACCGAGGCTGTGGACAGCGCAGCCTTCTCGGGCACGATCGTTGCGACCGGTGTGCTGGCGGCCACCGATGCTCCCGATGTCGTGGCGTTCACCAGCACGGCGGTTGCGACTGGTGCTCTCGCTGCCACCGACGCGCCGGACGTGGCGGCGTTCTCTGGAAAGGCGGTCGCCACCGGCACATTGGCGGCCACCGACGCCCCCGACGTTGCCGCGTTTTCCGGCACGATCGTCGCTACCGGTACGCTGGCCGCAAGCGAGGCGATCGATACCGCTGCCTTCGTCGGCAATCTCGTCCCGATCTCGACCGGTGTGCTGGCGGCAACCGACGCGCCCGATCAGGCGGCCTTCAGCGGGTTGGCGCTCGATGTCCTCACCGGCACGCTGGCTGCGACCGAAGCTCGGGACGTTGCCGCGTTCTCCGAATCCCCGCCGCTGCCCGGCATCCTGCAGGCCAGCGAAGCGCCGGACGGCATCTTCATCGTCGGTCACATCGATATCCTCGAACCGATCGAGTGGACGCACATGGTCAAGAGCCAAGCACAGGAAGCAGCCCGCATCGTGCAGCGGGCCTTGCGCGAGCTGCTGTGGGTTTCGCCCACCCGCGGGCGGCCGGGATCGGACCTTCGGACGCAATGCGGCGACGTGATCACCCACGCCGCGCTGCTGATCCAGAAGAACCTGATCGGCGAGCCGCTGGCCGAATGCTTCGATCTGGCGGTCACCGCTGGCATCACGCAAAAGAAGCTCGCGCACGTGCGCAAGACGGTGGTGGCCGACACGGCGGTCAGCGTCGGTGCAGTCACCGTGAAGCACCATCTGACGTGGATGATCATGGCGGCCGAGTGCCGGGTGATCGCCGACATGCGGTTCTTCAGCCGCGAGGACGCGGTCAAGCTGAAGGACGATATGAACGCCGCCTTCAACGAGGCCGAGATCATCGCCGCCGACCAGATGGACGAAGCGAGCTACATGGCGCTGGTCAAGCTGCACGCGGCACTCACCTTCCACCTGATCGAGACCGCGCGGCCCTTGCCGCGAGTGGTGGCGTGGCGGTTCGGCAAGCCGATGTCCACCCGCATCGTCGCTCAGCGGCTGTACTACGACGCCGCCCGCGCCGACGAGCTGCGGCGTGAGAACAAGGTCGTCCACCCCGCATTCATGCGCAACTACGGAAGAGGCTTGTCGCTGTAATGTCCGATTTCAGGCTCGATCTCGACGAGGTCGTCGTCACCGGCGACGATCCGTCGCGTCTGCAGGACGAAGGCACGCCCGGCAACCCGCGGCAGCAAACGTCGTCGTCCATACCCAACAGCAGCGGCAGAGCAGAAGGCATTGGCGGCCAGCAGGATTGGCCGAGCCGCGATGAAGTGGCGGTGCTCGAAGTCAACAATGTCAGGTATGAAAATTGGACTTCGGTGTGGGTGCAGCACCGCATGATGGAATGGTGGCCGCTTTTCCGGTTCACGTGCGCTGAATATTCGCCGGTGCCACCAGCGTGGCCGCAACTGCAATTCAAGCCGGGCGACACCTGCAAGATTTGGCTCGGCGGCTACTTGGCGTTGGCAGGCCGCATCCTTGTCCGGCAGACGGCCTACGACGCCGACAATCATCAGGTGCTGCTGATCGGAGTAGGTCACCAGTGGTGTGGCTCGCGTGCTTCGATCATTCACAAGGATGGCAATTTCGACAACAAGGATTTCATGACGATCGCGAACGAAGTATTCGCCCCGTTCGGCAGCAAGTTCATTCCGAGAGGCCAGCCGGATATGGAGCCATACGAGGAAGCGCAAGCGGGCCGGGGCGAAGTGACCGCTGACTTCATTGAACGGCTCGCTCGCTTCCGCGATGTGATCCTAGGTGTCGATCCAAACGACCCCGCCGGTAAAAACTACGTGGCGTTCTGGCCGCATATCCAGAAGAGCGACATTGGGTTGATCGAGGGCGAGAACATTCTGCGCTGCCAGTGCACCATCAAGATCAACGATATGTTCAATCCGTACTACGCCGAAGGCGGGAGCAACGGTAACGACGAGAAGAACGGCAGGAAGGCGTCCGAGATGGGAGCCCGCGCCGATGGCGTGCTGCCATGCTATTCGCCCCTGCTCATTCCGGCCGAGATGCCGGTAGCGAACGATGGCCAGCTCCAGAAGCGCGTCAACCAAGAGCGGGATCTTCGCGACTACGCGATCTTCGAAGCCAACGTGACCGTCGCCGGATGGCTGCGCAATCGCGCCACCGGACTGTGGAAGGCCGGTGACTACGTCTACGTCTGGTCGCCGATGGCGATGATCGACCAGCTCATGGGCATCAAGACCGTCACGTTCTCGCAGGACACCAACGCCGGTACGACCACCACGCTGGAGCTGGTGCAGCCGGGCCTTCTGAACAATCAGATTGCCGCCGACCCCGGCAAGACCGGAGTGCGAAAGCCCGGCACTTCGACCGGCACCACCAACGATCCAGCGCCGCCGACGCCGATCGAGCCGGTCCCGGCACCGAACCAGCCCGATCCAAACCAGCCGCTGCCCGGCGAGAGCATACCGGGCACGCCCGGCATCGGCGGTATGGGCGGCGCTCCATAAACCCAACGGAGGCAGCATGTTTCGACAGACCCCATTGACCAGCGGTTTCTACGCCTACAACGGCGGCGGCGCGCGGTGCCTGATCGACACCGCCGACGATGGCCATTTCATGCAGGAGTCGAAAAGCACATTCATGCGCGGCGAGCAGCGATCGAAGATCGAGTCGCCGCAGAACTACGGCTTCACGTCGGTGGTCGCCAAGGCCACCAAGGACAAGCAGGGCCGGATCACCGGCAGCGCCGAAGGCTTCGTCTCGTTTATGGGCAGCAGTCGGTCGTTCCCGGTGATCACCGTGATGGACGATCGGCGGCATCGCCTGCGCGATCTCAAGGAAGGCGACGTGGCGCTCTTCCGCGGCAAGGACGATCAGAACCAGATTCACCTGAACGAGGACGGCGGCTTCTGGTCGAACCGCAACGACCGCAAGACCCGCATCCAGATGGTCAAGAAAAAAGAGAAACAGGAACAGGGCGGCCCACAAAGCCAGCCAACCGTGAGCGCGCTTGCCAATGGTGGCGGTGGCGGCGGCAGCGGTGGTGGCGGCAGCAGCAGCGGTGGCCAGAGCGAGAGCGAGGACTTCCAGCAGGAAAAGCTCGAAGGCCAGCAGGCGCAGTACAAGGAAGAATCGAAGACCTACCTCGAACTCGACGGCGACAACAACATTCTGGCCAAGCGCGGCGAGGGGCACCAGAAGACCGAGGACAACAAGATCCAAGGCTACTGGAAGGACGAGACCCACTCCTATCAGGTCACCGACAGGCACATCCACATTCGCTTCAAGCAATTCCGGGTGTGGATCGACGAGACCGGCATCTGGAGCACGATCCCGATCCAAGTGAAGCAAGACCCGATGGACCATGCCTGACATTCGGTTCGTTCAGTCGGGAACCTTCCCGACCGTCACCGCGGTCAGCGTCGATTGGCTGCTGCTCGGCGACGGCTCACTCGACGAGACCGAGGCGCTGGCCACCGCGGTGATCGTGGCGCTCGGCACCGACCGGCTGGCCGAGCCCGGCGAACGCCTGCCAGATCCGGACTCGGTCGATCGGCGCGGCTGGTGGGGCGACCTCGACGCCGAGCAGATATGGGACGGCTGGCCGATCGGCTCGCGGCTGTGGCTGCTCATGCGCGAGAAGATCACCGGGGCGGAAGCCTACCAAGGCGCGACCATCACCCGGGTCGAGCACTACATCCGCGAAGCGCTGCAGCCGTTCATCGATCGCCGCGTCGCCTCGCAGTTGGAAGTGCGCGTCACGCGCGTCAATCAGGAACGCATCGACGCACTGATCCGGATGTACCGCGGTCCGGATATCGAGATCGAGCTGCGCTATCAGATCCTGTGGGAAGACATAATGGAATGATCGGCCATGCCATGGGCAACCCCAACTCTTACCCAAGTTCGTGAGCTGGTTCGTGACCAGATCCGCGGATCGTTGCCGGGCGCTGACGCAGCGATCCCGAACTCGGTGCTGCGCGTCATGTCCGACAATCAGGGCGCGCTCTGCCACTTGGTTTTGCAGTACATCGACTGGCTGTCGCTGCAGCTCTTGCCTGACACCGCCGAGACCGAATGGCTCGATCGGCACGGCGATATCTGGCTGGTCAATTCCGATGGCAGTACCGGCCGCAAGGTCGCCACCTTGGCGCAAGGGACCGCCACCTTCACCAGCATCGACGGCGGCATCATCGTTCCGGCCGGGACGCGGCTGATCCACGGCAACGTCGAGTACGAGACCATCCAAGAGTTTGTGGTGGCGTCGGGTCAGGTGCCGACCCCGGGCGAGATCCGCGCGCTCGATCCCGGGGTCATCGGCAACCTCGTCCCCGGCGATTCGCTGGCGATCTCCACCACCGTCGCCGGGGTGGACGGCACCGCGGTGGCGATCGATGTGGACGGCGGCGTCGATGAAGAGAGCGACGACGACCTGCGCATCCGGGTTCTGGAGCGCATCCGCCAGCCGCCGCAGGGCGGTGCCGCGCACGACTACGTGCGATGGGCGAAGGCGGTGCCGGGCGTCACCCGCGCGTGGTGCGAGCCGCTGGAGATGGGAATCGGCACCGTCACCGTGCGCTTCATGATGGACGAGCTGCGCGCCGACAACGACGGCTTCCCGTTCGAGAGCGATTGCGAGACGGTCGCAGAGTACATCGACACGCAGCGTCCGGTGGCCGTGAAGGACTTCTTCGTCGTGGCACCGCTCAAACAGCGCATCGACATTCTGATCAACAACCTTAATCCGAGCACCGACGCGGTGAAGGCCGAGATCAAGAACTCGATCGAGCAGATGCTGTTCGACAAGGCCAAGCCCGGCCAGACGATCTACGCGGCATGGAAATACTGCGCGATCATGGAATCGCCCAACGTGGTGTCGTTCTCATTCCCAACATCGGCCGATGACGTGATGCCGAGCCCCGGGCACATGGCCGTGCTCGGCGATATCGTCTATGGCACATAACCAGACGCCAGTCGTCATTGAGCGCGATCGGCACATCCGTCGCTACGGCGAGGACTACACCGACGCATTCGTCGATCTTCTGCCGCGCGGCAAGATATGGTCCCGCTCGCCCGGCTCGACCATCTACGGCGTCTGCCGCGGCCTCGCGTGGTTTTGGGAATATGTCGATGGCCGCGCCGCCGACCTTCTGGAACGCGAGAGCGATCCGCGTCTGACCACCGAGCTGCTTCCCGAGTGGGAGCGCGCATGGGGCCTGCCCGATCCATGCTTCCCGTCCACCACCGATATCGAATCGCGTCGCAAGATGCTCGTCATGGTGATGACGTGGCTCGGCGGCCAGTCGCGCGAATACTACAAGAAGGTGATGGAGTGGGTCGGCTACGAGGATATCGAGATCGCGGACTTCGGCGAGTACGCGCCGTTCATGGCCGGGATCTCGCAGGTAGGCGACACGCGGCCGACGCAAGATCCGACCAAGAACCAGAATTTCCGCTGGTACATCGGCCCGCCCGAGCAGCGTTTCTACTGGTACATCCGCCCCGGCACGGTTGGCCTGCGATGGTTCCGCGCGGGCTCGGGACAGGCGGGCGTCGATCATCACCTTGAGTTCGCCGTTCCCGAAGAGTTGGAGTGCCTGCTCAATCGGTGGAAGCCCGCACACACCGACCTCATCATGGACTTCTCGCAGATGGCGTTCGGTGGACCCATGCAGGGTACGCCGTAGCGGGAGCCCGGCATCTGATCATTGGGTTTCATCGGTCCTGACCGTTCCGGCGAACGGCTGGCTGTAAATCTAAACCTATCAACGACGGGACTGAAGCCATGAAATACGTGCAGCCCTACGGCATCTCCGATCCGAACGCGCCCTACATCAATGGCGACCCGTCGATCGGACGGCAGGGCAGCATTCCGCCTGCTGCCGCGTTCGAGCACCCGATGCGCGAGCTGGTGGCGATCATCACCAGAAGTTTCGTCACGCCCAGCGATACCGATCTCGAACAGGTGGCGAAATCGATCCGCTCGCAGCGGATGAATTATGCGGAGGATACCGGGTCGGCCAACACCATCTCATGCTCGTTCGCTCCACCGATCACCAGCTACACGGTCGGCCTGCCGCTGCGCGTCAAGATCAAGGTCACCAACACTGGCGCGGTCACCATCAATGCCGGTGCCGGGAGCGCGCAGGTCAAGCGTCCGAATGGATCGCAGCTCTCGGCTGGCGATCTCACCGCTGGCGGTCTGGCCGAGCTGGTCTACGACGGCACCAGCTTCATCCTGATCAATTTCGGCGGCACCGGCGGCGCTGGCACCACCAATAACTACTTCGTCTACATTCCGTACGCGGTCGATTCCGGTGCGGCGAACACCGTGACGGTCAGCTATTCACCACCCGCCGGTGCGCCAGCAATCTCGCTGGCCGCCGGTCTGGCGATCCTGATCAAGATCAACAACACCAACACCGGGCCGACCACGCTCAATATCAACGGCTTGGGTGCGAGGCCGGTGTTCGCGCAGGGTGGCGGGGCGCTGCTGCCATCCGATGTGGTAGCAGGCGATACCTGCTTGTTCATCTACGACGGCACGCAATTCTGGATCTCTCCCAACATCACGATCACCGCGAATTGCACGATCAACGTCGCCAACAATACCGACCTCGACAACGCCTTCAGAAATCTCGGCCGCAAGCGCATTCCGCCGAACATCACGGTGACGATCAAGCTCGCTGGCGCGGCAGCCCCAAACCCGAAAATCTTCACGCCGTTCACGACATATCACACCAATGCCGATCGCATCGTAGTCGAAGGCACGATGAACGGGGCGGTGCCGACCAAGAATGACTTCTACAAGACCGGCAATCCGAGCGACACCAGCAACAATCTCGCGATGCTGCGCGGTCGCTACGGCACCGAGATCCAGTTCACCAACGCGGCGTCAATCCTGACCGGCGGGTCCGGACTGGTGGCAATCAATCACACCGGCCCCGGCAAGATCACCATCAAGAATATTCTGATCACCGGCGCGAATTCCTATGGCGGCATATCTGGCACGCTCGGTGCGATCGGTCCGGAGCATGGCTGCGGCATGATCTGCGACGGCGTCAGCGTGTGGGGCGGTGGCTACAATGCGTTCGCGGTTGCGCAGGGCACTCTCGACTGCAGCAAATGCTTTTCGGCCAACAGTTGGGGCAGCGGCTTCTACTGCTACGGCGGCAGCACAATGTCGCTCTACGATTGTGGGGCGTACGGCAATGCGCAGGACGGGATGCAGTCCGGTGTCGGCTCGATGCTCTATCTCTACCAGAACAACGAGAGCATGAGGAATCTCTGGAATGGACTGTCGGCGTGGGCAGGTAGCACCGCACTGCTGAAGAACCAAAATGGCGTCATCAACAACAGTGGTTCTTATTTCGATATCAACGCGACCGACATTTCTTCCATCACCATCAACAGCTCGGTCGGCAACACGTGGACCACAACGACTCCAGCGACCGGCGTGGTCGGCAATTTCGGGTCGCTGATCCGAATTTACTAGGAGAGTGGCATGAAAGTGTACGTCTACGCTGCGACGATCACCGATATCAATCCGCGAGTAGGCGCAACCTATCCGCTGGGAGCCGTCGTTCCGGACGACGCTCACGGTATAGGAATGACCGTGCTTTACGTTGCGGATCAGGCGGTGTTCGTCAAACCGCTGGAGATGGGGTCCGGCACAGAAGGGCGAATGTTCTTGGTCGAAAACTGGCGGGATTTCGAGCTGGAGCCGCCGGTGCAGCAACAATTCAAGAAGAAAGCGGCACCGGTGCCAGAGGCCGAGGCGTCGTCCGAGGACTAACGAATGTCCAACCTGCTCGCCATGCCGTTGTGCTCGCTGGTGATCGAGACCGGCAACAACGAGGACTGGATCGACAGCATCAAGTTCGTGATCGATGTCGATGAAGATCCACAACCACAGCTCGATCTTACCGGGATCGATTTCGAGATGGAGGTTCGTCGCACGCCGGACGACGTGGAAGTGATCCTCGCCGCCTCGACCGCCAACGGCACGCTGATGATCGGCGACGCGCCCGATACCGGCTTCCTGATCATTCAGGTTCCCTTAGCCGACATGAAGGACAAGAAGGCCGGGAAGTACGTCGCCGATATCGTCGGCATGGACGGCGAGTTCACCCGCGCGGTCGCGCAGATCGAGCTGGTCATTCTCGAAGGGGTTACCAAGAAGCCGGTGAACAAGCGCATTGTCGTGCAAGGACCGGAAACATGACGATCCTCAGTATCGCGACTGTTTCCCGCAACCCGGCGGTTGCCGGTGACGGTCTGCTGGTGCCGTCAGCTATTGGCGTTGCCGCGCCGTACGGCACGCCCGGGCCAATGGTAGGAGGTACCAGCACCACGCCGGTCATGGTCGAGATCGGGGCCAAAGCATTCATCATCAATGAACTCGGCCGGGTGTTTGTCGTCGGCCAGCGGGTGCGCGCCAGCGCGGTCGGCGTTAGCGATGTCTGGATGGAAGGCGTCGTCACCGAATGGCTCAGCAACGAGCGGCGGCTGACGATCGATGTCGATCTCATGTTTGGCGCTGGCGAATATGCCGAGTGGGCGATCGGGGTCACCGGCGAGCCGGGGCATATCGGAGCAACCGGGCCGACCGGACCGCAGGGCGCAACGGGACCGCAGGGACCAATCGGCCCAACCGGGCCATCCGGGTTCAACGGAGGGACGATCACCGGCGATCTGACGATCGACAAGGCAACGCCGCGAATCTCGCTGCAAGCGCCGTTCGGCGGTGGGCAAAATCAGAGCCGAGGAATCCGGGGCCGCGATGCCACCGGGCTCAATCGCTGGATCGTTCAATTCGGCGATGCCGCGGTCGAGAGCGGCGGGAATACTGGATCTGACTTCACCATCAATCGCTACACCGATGCCGGGGCACCACTCGGCCTCGATGTCATGAAGGTGGTGCGCAGCACCGGCGCGATCACCTTCAACTACCCGGTCACGATCACCGGGGCGGTCACTGTCGGCGGGCAGCTCCACGCATCCGCAGGACCGATCACGCTCAATCAGGCCGCGGCATCGTCGCCACAACTGACGACCAACTGCTTCGGGCTGCAAGTCGCTGGCACCACCGCGCCGTTTTCCTACCAGATGCGCTTCAACGATTGGGGCCTGCAGTGGGTCATCGGCACCGGCAGGCTGGAGTACTTCGATTACGCCGGGGCAATCCTGTTCAGCGTCAACGCCAGCGGCGTCCTCGCGGTCTCCGGTGACGGCGTGAAGCCGGGTGGCGGAAGCTGGTCGGCTCCTTCCGACGAGCGCGTCAAGACCGTCACCGGCGAATACCAGCACGGCATGGTCGAGCTGCGGGAGCTGCAGCCGGTCGTCTACACGTACAAGGGCAACGACACGCTCGAAATCCCGCAGGGCGAAGTGCCGTACAAAAATTCGCCCAACTATCAACCAGCCGTGGCAGGCAGGGAATTCGTCGGTCTGATTGCGCAGGATACCGAGCAGGCGCTTCCCGAGCTGGTCAGGAAAATATCTGGCTACATCGACGGCGCACTGATCGGCGACCTGCGGGTCATGGACACCACGCCGCTGATCTTCGCGCTCTTGAATGCCGTCAAGGAGCTGGACGCGCGGGTGCAGGGGCTGGAGAGCGGCACTGCACCGGAAGCGACGGAAGCAACCGCACCGGAAACGAAGAAGGCCAAGAAGAAGAGGTAGGCCATGGCTTGCCGAGCCTGTGAGGAAACGCGCCGGGTGATCGCCAGCGTCTGGCGGCGGATCAACGTCCGGCGGCAACAGAAGACGCGTCCGCCGGTGCCGACGCGCGCCAAGCCGACCACGGTCAACGTGCGGCCTCGCCGCTGGCCGCCGCGCTAAACAAGCATCGACACATTGAACCATTTGGTGACCAGCGTGCGCCAAGCGCGTGCGATCAGGAACGTCTTCCTCACGATCGTCTCGGCCACGGCCATGATGTTCACGTGGGTCGTCGTCAATGAGGTCGATGCTGAACAGCAATCACTGACGCCGCTGACCACCTTCCCGAAGATCAAGATGCCGACCTGCATCAGCGCCCCGATGCGTGACAAGGTTCGCGGCCTGACCCTCGACGGGCTCGATCAAGCGCTCAAGAACCGGATGGACAAGCTGTTCGACAGTTGGATGAAGGACGACGCCGATCAGCCGCGGCGCGCACAGCGCGGGCTGGACCAAGCGATCCGCGCCTACGTCGGGTCTCGCTACTTGATGTCCGCATGGGACCCGCCGATTTGCCCGGACATGCACGGAGAAAGTCAATGAGCGAGGATCGATCGCCAAACACTCTGGTCGGAGCCGCAGGGCAGACTGCAAGCGAGGTTGTGCAAGGCTTGGGTCAGCAGCCGGTTCTGCTCGGCCTGATAGTCCTGAACATCATCTTCATCGCGACAGGTGGTTGGTTCCTGCATGAGCTGCGGGCAGGAGCCGGTCAGCGGATGGATATGCTCATTGAACGCTGCTTGCCGAAGAGCGTCAGCAGCACCGAGATCCCATTGCCGATCCCCAAGCCGCCTGAAATCGCGTCCGCGCCGCTGCCGCCGGTACCAACGGAGTGATCTATGGCGTCGAAACGCAAGCCGCCCAAGCGCAAGCCTAAACCGAAAACCAAACCGAGGGAGGCGCAAGCCATGCCCGTATCGAGATTAGGACACTTGCCGAAGTTGAAGGTGCCCGCTTCGAGCACGCCACCGTGGCTATCGACCATGAGGGCGATCAGCGGATGGACCGAAGTGCCCGGCGAAGCCGACAACCCGAAGATCGTCGGTATGGCCGAGTCGATCGCACAGAATTTTCCAGAGATGGAGTCGTACTGCGATCAGTACCAGCACGACTCGACTCCGTGGTGCGGTCTGACCGTCGCCTATTGCATGTCGGAGAACGATATCCGGCCGGTGTTCGGCCCGACCGACACCGATAAATTCCTTTGGGCGCAGGCGTGGATCGATTGGGGCTTCCCGATCGAGCCGACGCCGGGCTGCGTGATGATCTTCACGAGAGAAGGCGGCGGCCACGTCACGCTGCTGGAAGAGATCACCAGCTCGGGCGCGTGGAAGTGCCGCGGCGGAAACCAAAGCGACATGGTGAACGTCGCAACGTACACGTCCGGTCTGCTCGGCGCGGTCTGGCCGCCCGGCTACCGGCCGCCGGTGCCGGTCAAGCCGCCGATGCTCGAAAAGGGTGATACCGGACGGTGGGTCGGGATTGCGCAGAAGCTGCTCAATGCCAACGGCGCAACGCCGGTGCTCGACGTGGACAGTGACTTCGGTCCGGCGACCGACACCGCCACCCGCGAGTTCCAGCGTGAAAGCGATCTCACCGTCGATGGGGTCATCGGTCCGGATACGTGGAAGGCGTTGGCCGCGGGCGTGATCCTGCCGCCCGACCCGGACACGGTCACCGCCGAAGAGGTCGTCAGCGAGATCATGACGGCGATCGAGCCGGTGATGACCGAGATTTTGAACAAGTACACGTTCACGATGGAGTAGTCCGATGGCAACGATCAATCGAAGAGTGCTCGATATCAGCCACCACAATTCGATCAGCGATTACGACGCCATCAAGGACGCCGGGATCATCGGCATCATCCACAAGGCGACGGAGAGCGATCACTTCATCGACGACGACTACGAGCCGCGCCGCAAGGAGTTCATCAAGCGTGGATTCCTGTGGGGCGCGTACCACTTCCTGCGGCCCGGGAACATGGTCGAGCAGGCGCGCTTCTTCCTCGACGTGGCGGGCAGCGATCCGTCGTATCTCTACTGCCCGGACCATGAGGACGACGGCGTCAGCCTGTCGGATCTCAAGGAGTTCTGCAGAGAGATCGAAAGATTGACCGGCCGCACCGGCGCGCTCTACAGCGGCCACGTCATCAAGGAACAGCTCTCGGGCAGGGACGACTATCTCGCCACGTGGCGGCTGTGGCTCTGCCACTACTCCAACACCCCGAGCTGGCCGACCTCGACGTGGCCGCAATGGTATTTGTGGCAGTACGGCGACGGGACTGCCGGGCCACCGCCGCAGGGCTGTCCCGGCGTCACTGGCGGCGTTGATGTCAACTCATGGAACGGCACCGACGACGAGCTGCGATCGAGCTGGTCGGGCGGCGGCGGGGTGCCGATCGACCCGACAGTCCCGGTGCCGACCGAGGTCGTGCTCGAACAGCTCACCACGCAGATGCGGCCGGACATGGTCAGCGCCTTGAAGCCGTACAACATCAAGCGCAACGAGCCGCCGCCTGCGGAGCCGTACCATGGCGACTCGTGACGCTCTGCGCGAAGGGCTCGATCTCGGCCTGAAGAACTACGTCGCCAAGCTGGCGGAAGTGCTGATCACCAGCACCGGGGCCGACGACGGCGAGCTGGTGGAGCACTTCAAGAGCGGACTGGATAAAGCGATCCGCCGCCACGCGAAGGCGGCGGCGGCGCTCGACGAGATGGACGGTCTTTAGACCGTTCTAAGGAGCCTACTCCCCACCTTGCCCCGGGCGGTTCCCGGGGCTTTTGTTTTTCCGGTGGGCGAAGATGTGAGAGAGTCTTTTCGGGACAACGACCAGACTGTTGCAGAGTTCACAGCACCGCTTGCCGGGCTTCACCGGATCGGCGTTGTGGCCATATCCCTCATAGGTCTCGCGGCAGATCACGCAGCGTTTCGGTTTTTCGGTCATGAGGTCACCAGCGTCAGAACGTAGGGCTCATTTTCGTCGAAGCGCTGGATGATCGCCAGCGCGTAGGGGCGGTTGGCGTGCCACAGCGAGCGCACCGACAGCCCGCACGCCCAGCCGCCGGGCTCGAACTTTGAGCGGTTCGGTCGATGGTGCTCGGCGGCGACCCGTTCGAGCCAGTCGTAGGAAGCCTCGACCGCTTCGTGGAGTTCGGCATACTCATGCTGCTCGATCACGCCCCGGCCTCCATCGGCTCCCCATCGCGCCAACGCTCGACCGAGATCCACGGCCGGGCCGCCTTGATCAGCATGGTGCCGCTGATGTGCTGGACCAGCCCGTAGCCGGTGGTGTGCATCAGGGCGAACCATGGGGCCTTCTCGTCGCTGGCGATCTCGATCACGTGCAGGCCGTGGCCGTTGCCGACCGGCGCGAACCTCCCCTTGGACGACGCCAGATGCGGGCAGGTCTGCAGCGCGTATACCGCGCATTCGCGATGCATCGGCGGGTCGATGAACAGTCCGTTCTCGACGCACAGCGGGCCGCCGACGAAGTGGATGTGCTTTGCCCAGCCGCTCGCCGCACATGCCGCACAGCCGGTTGCGGATGCACTTGGCCAGCCGTTCCTGATCCGACCGTGCGGAAGTCCGGCACCCCGTCCTTGTCCACCAAGGTGACGAAGGTGATCGGGTAGCCGCGCCGATCGCGCGGGCGGGCGAGCATGCGAGCCGGGATCTCGGTCACGCGGTCTCCAGCTCGTCCAGTATCCGATTGGTCGCCCACGTCTTGCACTCGCGCACGGTATCGAATGTGAGCCTGCCGTGCCCGCCCTGTACGCCCCGCAGGCGGTCGCGCACCGAGTAGGTGTCAGGGTAGACCGTGCTCCGGTAGTTCGGGCTGATCTCGAAGCGCCCTTCCACGCTTCGCCAGTATCCACGTTCGTCCGCGACAGCGCCCGGAGCGAGGTTGATCCATTTCAGCTTCAAGCGTTACCTCCCTTCGTCCGTTCGAGCATGTCGTTGGTCTCTTTGGTGATCCTCTCCATCACCGGGCCGTGCTTGCCGCACCATCCATCGCGGACCGCCCGGCGTCTGCACTGCTTGCCGTTGTTGAACATCGCGCAGCAGCGCTTGACGCCTTCCGCTTCCAGCTCGCGCCATGTCTTCTTCTCGGTCATGCCGCTTCCTTTCCCTCTCCGTAGACCGCCAGTGCCCGCGCCCGCAGCTCGGCGTCGCCGCGCGTCATGACCGCCAGCAGCTCGGCCTTCTCGGGCAGGAAGACCGCGGCGAAGCCGGGGTCGTGCTCGACGATGTCCTTGGCGTTGTCGAGCAGGTCGGCGTACTTGATGGTGTGGGCGGCGGCGTCGGCACCGGCGAGGTTCATCAGGTCGAGCCGCTTCCGCCGCGCCCGGTTGCCGTCAACCCCGGTCTTCGAGATCCTGGTCAGCCAGAGCACCAGATTGGCCACCCGGTTGCCGAAGCCGTGAACCAGCTCGGCGTAGGTGACGTTGGTGTCTTCGAGGGTGTCGTGCAGGAAGGCGGCGGCGACCATCTCGGCGTCGTCGGTCCGCTCGGCGACCAGCCCGGCCACCCGGATCAGGTGGTTCACGTAGGGCTCTTCGGTGTACTTCCGGACGTGTCCCGCGTGGGCTTCCGTCGCGAACCGAAGTGCTCTGTTTACGAGGTCCATTTCACCACAACCAGAGTGCCATCGTGACGGCGGCAACGAACCAGAACGCATTGTCGAAGCCCGCAGCCGTCATCACAGCCACAGCCGTCTTTTTCATCGCTTCTCCCTCCACCCTATATATAGGTCTTTATGGCCTACTTTCAAGGGGTGCTTTGGGACGCTCGCCGTACAGGGTGACGATCGCTCGGGCGATCTCCAGTGCGAGCTGGTCGCGCTTGGCCGGGTCGAACGGGACGACCACGGCGTGCAGGGTATCCTTGCCGTCTTGGACGGTGACGGTGAGGTAGACTTTCTCGGTCACGGCTTCACCGTCAGCTTGCGGCACAGCTCTTCGTTCGGCCGATCGCGACAGAACGTCACCAGTGCGTCTTCCACTTCCTTCCGGGTGATCCCTCGCGGATTCGGTTCTACGTCATCCAGCACGTCCGGACGCACGCGTGGGGGTGGCGGCGGGCGGCCACCCGGCCACCGGTACCACGGCGCGACCGAGTTCTGCCGCAGCTCGCGTTGCCAGAACCAGAACTCCGGGGGCGCGGGCATGAGATCAGGCCAGCCCGGGCCCGGCGGCTGAACCCGCACGAACGGCACCGGCGGGCCGAGGTAGCCAGCCCGCGGTGCGTAGGTAAACATGCCGAACCGGCCGAGGTTGGGTCCGGGCTGGATTTGAGCCGTGGCGGCGGTCGAGCAGATCAGCGCCAGTGCGGCGGCGAACAGGTGACGGATCATGATGCCAACCACATCAGCAAACAGATCGCTTCCGGCATCACGTTCCACATCAGCACGTAGAAAATATCGCCGATGGCGCGCAGGATCAGGCGGGTCATGCTTCGTCCATGGCGAAGTCGGTGGCCTGCTCCAGCGTCTTGAACGCCCGGCCGGTGCCCTCGACCGCGTACAGCGGGCCAAACCGGGAGCCCACGCGCCTGATCCGGCGGCCGTTGACCACCGCGACCGCGGTGGACTTGAAGTGCTCTTCCTGCAGCCGGTTGTACTCTTGCGGCCCGACGCGATCGATCAGCGCAGCTCGGGCAACAGGATCGTTCCAATTCACGGTGTCTGCTCCAGCGCCGAGCGCACCTTTTCCTTGGCGGCTCGCAGGCCGATCATGCCAATTCGCGGGTACAGGGCGGCGGCCGGGTGCTCGCTGTGGAATTCGTAGTTCAGATATTTTCGATGATCGCAGCTAAAGGCCACAAGCTGTCCGATCTTCTCGCCATCCACATGCACATCGACGTAATCGGACCAGCCGCGCCAGCCACTCTTGAACGGCTCGGACTTGCTGTAGGTGATCTTTTTCATGCGCTTCCTTTCGTTGGCATGCGCTCGGCGAGCTTGCTGCGCCATACGTCCAGCTCTTGCGCGATCAGATCCATGCGGCGCAGATCGGCGGTGGTCGGGTCTTCGCCGGGGTCGAGCATGTTCATGATGCTCGCAAAGGTGTGCTCGGCACCGGCCATGTAGGCCAGTCGCATCTCGGTGTACTGCACCAGCGGCGCATTCTTGGGGATGACGAAGTGGGCGAACGCCGCGAAGCCCGCCTCGATCAGCTTGCCTTCGTCGGCCAGCTTCTTGGTCACACCGGTCGCGATCTCTTCAACCTGCTTCGTCTTGTCCATGGCACTCTCGAAAAGGTTGGGCGGCGGGGATCGCCGCCCCTGATGGTCATCGACCGTTGTTGGTCTTCTTGCGTGATGCGGCGCGCGGGGTCGGCGCGGACGCGACTGGTGCCGGTTGAATCGGCATCTTCTGGTAGTAGTAGCCGTCCGGTCGCGACATGAGCCGCGGCTGGAGCCCGGGGTGGTCGTTGACGTACTGCGCCTCTGCGCCGGACACGGCGACAAGGACGAAGGCGATGGTAGCAAGCAGTCTCACTGTTCAGCTCTCCCTCTGGTTCCACCACGTTTTGAAGAACCGGCGTTGTCGCGGTGGCCGACAGGCCGGATTGGTTGGTCATCTCGGCTTCAGGCTTGACGATCCGGTCTTGTTGCCCCGCGAGTCGTAGAAGGTGGTCGTCCCGCCGATCGTCGTTGCCGATCCTGTCTTGTTGCCGCGGGCATCGTAGACGTTGGTGGTGGTTCCGGCCGACGACGGCGACAGCGTGGTCGCCGACCCGGTCTTGTTGCCGCGGGCGTCGTAGAAGCTCTCGGCGTTGGCAGTGGCGACAAGGGCGAGCAGGAACAGCAGGGTCTTCATTCGTCTTCATCCTCAAGGTTGTCAGTGCGTTTGAAATTGGCGAACGCCTTGATACGGCGGCCGACCGATTCCAGTTGCTTGAACGATGCCTCCCACAGAGTGACCTGATGGGCGACCTGCTCGGCGTGCTCGCGCAATGCCTGATTGGTCTCGATCAGGCCGATGATCAGCTTGTAGAGCACCGCGACTTCCGCTTCGGTCATCGCTCGCGGCTGCGCCAGCTTCAGTAACTCCGGGCGGTTGGTCAGCATGCCCGGCAGCAGATCCTGCGGTACGGCCAGCGCCTCGACGAACTCGTTCCATGATTTCAGCCGGGTCTTGGCCGACAGCTCGGTGATTTGGTCATCCAGCCGCTCGGTCGCGGTCGGCGGGCGCATCTTGGTCAACGGTTCCGTCATCCCTCTTCCCTTCCTTCATGTCGCCGTAGCAGTCTTGCCAAATCTCCCGGCTGCGCCGTGATCGCTCTTCCCGGCTCAGCTTGCAGACGCGCATCTCTTCGGCCAGCGCGGCCATCATCACGTGATAGGACCGGTCACGCGCCGCCTTGCTCTGCAGCTTCTTCGGCATTCTTGTTGCCTCCACATTTCCAACACGCGACCCGCGTGGGCACAGTGTCCGGACCGATGAATGCGGTGCCAGCTATGCGCTGAAACCTACCGGCCCTGATCCAGCCGGTGCCGATGCACACGTCGCAGACGACCGGGCGCTCGTACAGCGGCTTGCCCATCTCGACCACGATCGCCTCGCGCGACGGGCTCACGCCCTTGGCGTAGTGCTCCGCGGCCTCGCGGGTGATGAACGTCCCATGCGTGGCCATCACGTAATCGCCCGGGGTGTCTTCGTCCTTGCGATCGTCGCGGCAGATGACGATGTAGCGGTAGGTCACGCTGCGCCTCTCTGTTCTCTGGCCATCTGCACCATTCGAAACACTTCAGCCGATGTTCTGCTCGGGATCGCCGTCCCGCGTTCTTCGACCCACTCGGGGGTCATCGGCGGGGCGAGCACCACCATGCCGTCATCGGTGCCCCAGCGCACGATCGTTCCGATTCCTTCGGCGGCCCGGCGGGTGATGAAGGCACGCACGGCATCGGTGCGCCACGCGTCGCGGTAATCCGGATCGACCCACATCTGCACCACTTCCACGACCGCGACGCTCGCGCCGGTATCGTCGCGGCGGACTTCGATCGAGTCGGGAATCATGTCGATGACCACGTGCGACCGGTCGGGGCGCTGCTGGTCGTACGTATCGGCACCGGTCAGCCATCGGCAGGACCACAGCGCGCAGGGCTGCGGACGGCGGCGGTAGATCATGCAGCCCTTGCCGCGCCGCTGATGCTCGCAGCGGGTATTGGCACCCTTGCGCAGCTCGGGCAGCGGCATCAGCTTGCAACAGAGTTGGCAGTCGCCGCAGGCGCGGGTCATGTGATCACGAAATCCGGGTCCGGCGGGTTGTCGTTGTCGGCGAACCACTTCTTCTCGACCAAGAGATCGGTGGCCAGCTCGCAGGCTTCGGCGTAGTCCGGGTTGCATTCCTCGCCGCCGAGATAGGACCAGCACGCCACGAACAGCGGCTCGAAGCCGACCTGCCAGCCGACGAGAACGGCGTGCGGCGGCATGTCCTTCAGCTCGCGTTCCGCCAGCGCGTCATCGACGCAGTAGGCAACGTAGGGCAGGGCCTGCTCGCGGGTCATGGCGTCTCCAGCTTGCGCAAACGCTCGCCGAAGCGATTGTGCTGCTTGTGCATCGCGCGGACTTCATCGACCAGCCCGCGCAGAGTGTTGTCCTGCCGCAGCACCATCGCGGTCAGCACGTTGATATCGTCGCGGATAGCGTTGATCCCAGCGATGATCCGCTCATTCTGTTGCGCTAGAAATTCCAGACTGATCTCGGTCATCGCATACCTCGATTGGTGCGGTACTTCGCGGCCCGGCGCTCGTTCTCGGTCGCCTTGTTGCCGATGGCGATCAGCATGTTGGTGACCGCCTCCGCGACCGTCTCTCCGCGGATGTAGGCGGCCTTCAGCGCCTTCTCGGCGATGCCGGATGTGGCCAGATCGGCCAGAACCGCTTCGCGCCATTCGTAGTAGGTCATGAAAGTTCCTCCATCCCTGATATAGGGCTTGGCGGCCTACGTTTCAAGGGGTGCTTTCGCCAAGCAGCTCGGCAACGTCGGCTGCAAACCGCGCCACACCGAGATCCAGCGGCGTCTTGGCGACTGGCGACAATTCGTTGAACACCTTGCGTCGCCGGTCTCGGTTCTCGCCCAAGGCCCGGCCAGCGATGAACCGGCGCAAGTCGGATGCAGCCAGCGTGCGGGAGATTTCGCCCTTTTCGAGCTGGTAGGCGACGAAGGTTACGGCGTCGCGAAATTCAAGATCGGAGAGTGGATTGATGTTCATCCTGCACCTTCATGTCCTTCACGTCGGCGACCGCAGCGGCGAAGTCCGGCCGGATCGGTCCCTCGCGGGTCTTGGACCACGCCATGTATCCGTCGTTGCGGCAGAGAATCGCGTAGTCGATCTCGCCGCTCATGAGTTCGTGCGTGGTGGGGTTCAGCTTGAACCGGGTCTTCTTGGATATCTCTGAAAGCGGGTGCTTCATTCCACCGGTTCCTTCGGTGCTGCCGCGGAAATGTCCACGCCGTTGGCGTACTCGGTCGCCAGATCGTGCAGGCGACTCAGAACTTCCCTGTCCTTTGCGTGCGGAAAATGATGGGCGGCCAAGCGCAGGAACAGCTTGAGATCCTGACCAAGGCGGCGCAATTCAATCTGTTCTGGCGTCACGGATGAAATCCTTTCCGGTTGGCGTCAGCTTCAGTTGCCAGATGGTGCGGTGCCTGCCGCGCAGGGCGTCCGGCTCTATGTCAAGCTCGGCCTCGACGAGACCGCGTTCCCTCAGTCGCTTGATGGCCACGTGATATCGCCACTTGATGCGGCGCGTCGCATCCTCGCGACCGGCGAATCCGAACAGAAGGTTCCTTTCGGTTCTCGTCACGAATCAGGCTCCGGGTTAAGCTGCTCCAACTCGTTGCCATGCTCGGTCTCGGGCGACTCGATCTCGTCGATGGTGTCGAGCGCGGTGGTGTCGTAGCTCTCCCAATCGCTCTTCCAGCTCTCGTAGTTCTGACCGGCGTCGCTCTCGGTCCACTTCTCCGATCGCTCGCCGATGTAGGTGTCCATCTCGCCGACGATCTCGTCGCGGAAGCTCTCGATATCGGAGACCACCGCGTTGTAGGTTTCGATCGCTGGGTTCAGTAGGTCGCTGATCATCGCGTTGACCTCGACCAGCTTCTTGTCGATATCGGCCGCGGCGATCGTCAGCCGGGCGACCAGATCCGCGCGGGTCTTTTCCTGTTCCTTGGTCAGCTTCTTCATCGGTGTTCCTCCATGAGCACGGCGATCGAGCGAAGTTGCTGGCCGATCAGCGCGGTGCCGCAATCGAAGGCGGCGGCCTGCATGAATGCGGCGACCAGCTCGGGGTGCTGCTTGGCAGTGCCGTTGCCGAATTGCACGTCGATCCGCTTGATGGCCTCGATCATGTAATGCTCGGCGGTCATGCAGGCTTGCTCCATGAGCATGTCGCCGGTCAGGCTGGTGTCGATCATCAGAACGGAACCTCGTCCTCTTCGATCGTGCGCAGGGGTCGCAGCTTGGCGGGCAGCGGTACCGGCACCGGGTCGCCGTTCTCGTCGTAGTCCCAAGCCTCGACGTGGCAGGCTTCGCCATCGGCGTTCATGGCACGGGCTTCGGCTTCAGCCGCCGCCAGCGTGGCGTACCACGTGCCGCCGCTGTGGCCGTCGTTGGTGACCACCAGCCAGAACCGGCCGTCCGGGCGCTCGTCGTCCTTACCGAACAGCTTCTTGAGCGGGACGCCGTCCACCGTGATCTTGCCGACGCCGTCGAACGAGACCGCGTAGCTCGAACCGAGATCCGGATTGTCGCCGACCCAATGGGTGGCGAACTTGCGCGCACCGGCCAGCGTCTTGAACTTGCGCCGCTTGCGCACGCCGTCGATCGAAGAGTAGGTCACCGTGATCATTGTCCCTCCAAACTTCCTCACCCTTCATATAGGGCGTGGTGGCCTACCGTGCAAGAGGTCGGCGGCGGGCAGCTTGATCGCCCGCCCACTTGTGAATGTCGGCCGCCAGCGTGTCGTAGATTTCCTGCGTGATCTCGCCGCGCATCAGCTTGGCGTCGATCCGGTTGAACAGGATCTCGACCTTTCGTTCGATCTGGTCTTCAGTCATCGTACCTCCATCACCAAACCCAGCACCGCAAGAGCGGGACGCCCGCCGTCCAAGACCAAGCGAAGGTCGGCACGAGATCGCAGGCGGGCGCGACCAGCGTCCAAGCTCCGACGCGATCGAGCGGGAGCAGCGGTGTCCCGTTGACGAGAGCCACGATCGGCGGGCCGTCCGGGGCGATCCTGACATTGAGCCCGTCCGCGGCGACCCCGACGATGGGCACCGGGCAGGTGTACAGCTCGGGACAGAAGAGGTACCGGCTGTAGACCCAGCCGATCGGCTCGGGCGGCGGCGCTTGCGCTTCGACGGCGACAGTGCTCGCAGCGAGCGCAAGCATCATGGCAAACCACTTCATCATGGAAGGATCATCCCGAGCAGGATCAGGAACAGGATGAACAGCGGACCGGCGGTGAAACTGGCGACCACCCATCCGATGGCGAACCACGACCAGAACCGTGCCGAGGATGATCCGGCCTTGGGCATGCTGTCGGCGATCGGCGTCTGGTAGTAGAGCCCGGTGCCGGGAATTCCGATCGTGGCATTCGGCTTGCCGCGCGACGGCAGGTTCACCCGCGCTCCGCGCACCCCGACCGACAGGCCGAGACCCGACTTCGAGAGATTGACTCGCGCCAGCTTGCCGAGGCCGACGCTCTTGCGAAACCTGAAACCCATTCCTTCTCCTTTCTCAAATTCCCAGCTTGTCGATCTTGCGGACGGTCGCGCCCAGCGTGCGCTCGGCCGATCGCCACGGCTTGGCGGTGGTCTTGTCCTGCCACGCGTAGATGATGTGATCGGCCTTCTCGCCGCACACCGTCTCGATCGCGGTCATGACGTGGAGCAAGCCAACCTTGTCGATCAGCGCCTCGATCTCTTCGGTGACGTTGGGGAGCGCGGTCATCACTGGTCTCCGTCCCATTGCCGCCAGATCACGACGCCGTCAGGGGTGGCCACTCGATCGAACGGGCGCGTGATCTTGACCGGGCATTGCTCGCTGTCGAGCTTGAACCCGGCAGCTTTCAGCTTCTCGGTGAACGCGGCCGGATCGAAGTTCGCTTGCTCTTCGATGGTCATCGTGTAGGTGCGAAGGTTCTTCATCCAAAATGGCCGCCAGCAGACATAAAACGTGGGCGCGAGCAGCATCGCGGCGGTGTCACTCACGATGCATACGGGTTTCCTTCAGCCATTTCCTTGTGCGGCGGTGGGAGGGTCGCCAACTGCTCTCACCCATCCCACCGCCTATCGCGGCCTCAGTTGGAAAGCCGCGCATTCGCCTTATGAAGTCACAGATCCCTCGTCCTCTTCTCGGCCGCCGGGTAGTACATCTCGGCGACCAGACCTTCGGCGTACAGCTTGCCCAGCTCTTCGCCGTACTTCTTGGTGTAGGCTTCGATCCGCGCCTTGTACTCTTCCGGCTCGGCGTAGGCGTTGCGCTCGGCCCACAGGCGACCGGCGCGCACCGCAGCGACCCGGCGCTTGAAGTTGATCTCGTACTCGTACCTCGCGTCGCGATCGGCTCTCTTGAGTTCGTCCATCAGGCCACTTCCTCGATCACTTCCACCATCATCCCGGCGAGAAAGACGTGCTCGCCGCCGTTGTCGAGCTTGACGCCGACCCGGATTGCCTCGCGGGGGTCGGCCCAACCGAACACCGGCCGCTTTTTGTAGGCATCCTCGCCGGTCCAGAAGACCGTGCCTTCGGCACCGACCTCGACGTGCTTGGTCGCCTTGCCGCGGAGCTTCGTGATCACCCGGACCCGCTTGCCCCGGCGGGGTGTCGCCGCCTCGCGGGCGAGCGCTGCGGCCTTCCGCTCGGCCTCGCGCTTGGCGAGCAGGGCCTTGTAGGCCGCCACGACCTCTTCGGTGGCGTCCACCGCCGCGCCGTTGGGGTAGGTCCAGCCGCGGGTGCTGGCGTAGGTGACGTTCTCGGTGTCACCCTTTTCCCAATTCCAGACCACCGCGTAGAAGTCGCTGTCGTCGTAGCCGTTGATCTCGCGCGTTTCGAGCACCAGACCCTTGTGGGTCTCGCGCGTCCAGATTTCGTGGCCGTTCTTGCTCCAGTAGTCGTCGCGCACCGCACCGGGGTCGGTCGCAGCGCACATCATGACGATCGCCATCTTTTCCTCGCTTTTCCCTCACCCTTGATATAGGGCGTGGTGGCCTACTGCGCAAGGGGCGCTTTCGAGTTAATGTTGCACCAGCTTGCAGGCCAGCTTGACGGAGCGGCAACAGGATGTGGCGCGGGCGCTTGGTCGCCTTGCCGCGGGGCTTCGTGACCACCCGGACCCGCTTGGGAGAAGGGCGAGACCGAGAACATCACCTACGCCAGCACCCGCGGCTGGACCTAGGGCGTGGTGGCCACAGCTTGCAGGCCAGCTTGACGGAGCGAGGATCGTCCGGCCGCCCGGCGGTCGAGATCGCGGTGAGATGGTGGCAGTCGGTGCAGGTCACCAAATACATGCCGCAGCGCTTGGCCGGGTAGGGGAGCTGCACCGTGCAGGCCATCGCGGCCCCGAGCGACAGGTCGAGGTCTATGCCCTTGGGGTACTCGGGGTTGGGCGGGTGGCGCGGCTCGCGGTGACCATCGATCCATTCGATCTCGAAGTGGTCGTCGGCGAGTCCCATCTGCGCCTCCCTACAAGTCTTCCATGAATTCCCGATCGCCATACAGCACCACCACCGGGCCGACCAGCCAGTCGGATTGCGGGCGGCCCAGCGCTATTCGCCAAAGCACGGTGGCGACCGTGTTGGGCGGCAGGCCATTCAATTTGCCCTCTTCGTTGCAGAACGCCACGCATCGCTGCTCGGTCCCGGCATGCGCGACCCGATCGAACCCCGGCACCGCTTCGATGTAGCCGCCGACCAGCTCATGCAGCGTTTCGATCTCGGGCGTCGCGTCCAACGTCCGGACTTCCAGATCCTCGCCCGGCCGGAAGATCAGCATGGTGCCGTTCACGACTGCTCCCGCTCGAATACCTTGGTGATGGTTAGCTCGGGATGGATGCGCAACATCTCGATGATCTCGGCGATCGGCTTGTCGATGTCCGCGCCCATCTCGAAGTGGCAGTCCAAGTGCTGACTGTCGAAGTCGCGAATGTGCTGCAGGAACGCGTGAACCAGCGCGGTCGGCATCTGCGCCCGCATGAACAGCTTGGTCCGGGTCATCAGCTTAATGCATCACCGTCTGCACGACCGGACGGGTCTCTTGCTCACGCGCTTCGCGGCGACGGGCGGCGATCGTCTTCGCCACCTTCAGCTCATGACCGCTGGCGATCAGCACCGCGTTGATGGTCGCAAACTGCGGGCGCTTGGTCTTGCCCTTGAACCAGTTGCTGATGGTGCTGACACTCACCCCGGACTTGGCCGAGAGCTGCGAGAGCTTGTAGCCATCGGTGGCGTCGAACACCCGATCCACGATCGGGTCTTGGCCCTTGAACCTGTAGGTTTTGTAGGGCTTGAGCTTGAATGGCTTCCGCTTCATGTCGCTGCCGCCTTTGCTGTTGCCGGTTTCGCCTTGGACTTCTTGGACCCGAGCACCGCGTAGGTGCCGCGGGCGCTCTTGGTCTTCGAGAGTATCTTCTTGTCCTGCAGCGAGCGCATCGCGTACGAGTATGACCGTGCGCTGAACCCGTTCTCCTGCAGCATGTTCTGCACGTCGCGCGGCGTCACTTCGGTGATCCGGTGCTTCTTGATGTGATGCAGGAACAGCTCGGTGGCGTTGCCGTTCGGCGTTTGCTCCTTGAGTTTGCCGTTGGCCTTCTCGGCGTTGGCGACCGGCACGACGGTCAGATCGTAGGTCTGGCCCTGCAGCCCGCGCAGGATCTGCGCGAGCTTCTTGTCGTCACAGATGAATGCGATGCGGAACATGGTCTGGCTCCCTTCAGGCTTTCGGGAGTGTAGGACTCGCCTATCGGTCCGTAAAGGAATGCTTGATGGTTCCCGATACCTATTTGCGTCCGGGTTCCGCATGCGATCAGAGCAGGAACATTGCTGTCTTCGAGCCTTCCGGACTGTAGCCACTTTTGTAGCCACTCTGTCCGTTTTTGGTCTCGTTTTGTGCGGTTGGCGCGCGAGTCAGAACAAGCAAGAAGTGCCGATGCCATCGATGTTTCTTCGATGTTTTGCGGCTGAATGAAAAAACCCTCAATCGAATTACAAAACCGCTGCTCTACCGCTGAGCTAACCCGGCAATCTCTTTTAACTTCAGTCACTTGAGAGGTCTTTTCGCTTTGCCTTCGGATCGACTGTAGCCACTTTTGTAGCCACTTTCTTCAACGACTCAATTCCGCGGCCTGCGCCGCAGGATCAGGAAATTGCCACGCCGTTCCACCCGACCGGGGCCATCAGTGAAGTCTACGAACGCTTTGCCGCCAGCTTGGCTTACTGCCGTACAAACCCGTTCCAGCTCGTCGAGCGTGGCCTTTTCGTGCGGCGGCTCCGGATCGGTCATGCGCTTGATCACTTCATCGAGCGCGGTGATCTCGTCATCGTTAACCGGAAACCCAATGACCGCGCACCGGCAATGGAAGCATTCGTATATCGGAGCTAACGGTACCGCCGGATCGTACAGCTCCATCTCGCGCTTGCAGTCCGGGCAGATCACGAATTCACCGCCTTCCCGAACTTCGCGGCGTGGATCTCTTCCGCGGTCAGGTAACCGGACTCTGCTCGCAGGTAGCGCTCGGTGGTCGCCACGCTGGTGTGCCCGAGCCGGGACTGCAGCGTGTAGATCGACATGCCGTCCTTGAGGCTGTTGATGGCGTACAGGTGGCGCAGGCTGTGGAACGTGAACTTCTTGAAGTCCACCTTCTCGCGCTTCGCCCACTTTGCGGTCTCTTCGACCACTCGATAGAATTGCCCCGAGAGGGTCGAGTATGCCTCGCCCTTGTCGTGCCAAAACAGAACCGGTGATCCGACATAAGTCGGAACGTCGGTGAGCACCCGGTAGGCGTCAAACCGATCGAGCGGGATGGTCCGCCTCTTGTTGCGCTTGCCGACCACGGTAAACGTCTTGTGCTTGTGGTCGATGTTGGCGCGTTCCGCCGTCGCCAGCTCGTCCTGCCGTGCGCCGGTGACGATCGCGGCGTCGATCAGGTGACCAATCATCGCCGCGGCGCGCTGCTTGACCAACGCAATGTCTTCCGCCCGCGGCAGCACGATCAGCGTTTCTTTTTCGTTGACCTGATCGAGTGCCAGCCAGCTCAGCACCGGGTTGCTATCGATCCATCCTTTGCCACCGGCATACTTGATCACCGACGACAGCGCCAAGAGATCGCGCTTGATGGTCGCATCGGTGACCTTCTTGCGCCGGTCCTCGACGATCGACGACAGCAGCTTGGCGTTGACTTCGTCGAGCATGATGCTGGTGAGGTACGGCTTGAGCTGGCCCATCGATACGATGTACCGCATTGCCGTCTTCTCGGATTTGACCAAGCGGTCGATCTGCTGGCTCCATGCATCGTAGGCTTCCAGCACCGAGACGCGCTCTTCACCGAACTTGGCTGCGTTCAGTCTTGCTTCAAGTTTTTCAAAACGCGTTTGCGCGATCTTCGGGTTATCTGTTCCCAGCGGGTATGATTGTCGCCGACCGCCAACTTGCTTGCGGCCCCAAATGACTGTGCCGCGCCAGAAGAGGCCCGGAGGAAGTTTACCACGTTTGCCCGCTGCCACGTTTCCTGCTCCTTCGCTTCAATCATCTTGCGGAGCTTGTGCAGGTCGAAGGTCCACCGCCGTCCCAGCTTGGCCGCTCCGGGGATCAGTCCGCGGGCGGCCATCTCTTGCATGGTCCGGGCCGACAAGCCGGTGATCGGAACGGCATCCTCGATGGTGACCCGTTCCCGGGGGGTCTTCGACGCGCGCACGCTACGCTCCATACATATAGGGCTTCATGGCCTACACATCAAGCACTGCTTTGGCCGGGTCACCCCCGGCAAGGAACAACCGGGGGCCCCGACTGCGGGACGTTGTTTCCTTTCGACCACCAACTTCCCGCTGGGCGGTCCACCCGTGGTCCAAGCCCAAACCCCGGGCGCTTCACGTCGGTGGGAGCTGACCCTACCTGCGGCTGTTCAGGTCATCGGGCCAGCTCCCTTGGGGTCATCCTTCGCCGACCGGGTTTCATCCGGAGGCGACCCCAACTCAGTACTGCGGCCAGCGCGCCTTGAAGCTGTCGGTCTTCGGCAGCTCGGTCTCGGCTGGTGGATCGTCCGGCTCGTCGCGCGCCCAATTGAACGGCGGCGTCGGCGGGTCCGGCCAGCGCAGCCGGTCCTTGGGCAGCTTGCGCCCCTTGTACCAGCAGCGGCGGCCGTCGATCGTGCGCCACGTCCAGCGCTCGCGCTCGGGCCCGGGATAATGCTCCCGGCAGTCGATGGTGGAGAGCTGGGCGACGACGATCAGGGTCTCGATCATGTCGGCCGCTCCCGCTTCGGTCCGATCAGGTGGGTGCTCACCTGCATGATTGTGCAAAACCTCGAATCGGCTTGCAGCGCATCCAGCTCTTCCTTGGTCGGCTTGCGCAGGTCGAGATCGGCAGTGAAGACCATCACGTGGCCGCAGCCAGCGCAGATGGTGATGTCGCCGTCCTGCGGCCCGGTCACATCGGTCACGTTGGTCGCCTTGTCGAGATGCTTTCTGCACCACAGGCATTTGCGCGGCGGTGTGGCGTAGGTGTCCGGCACCGGGCCGACCTTCTTCAACATCACGCTCCCTCTGCGTACCGCTTGGCCGCCGGGTCGATTCGCTTGGCGCCGTGCGCGAGTGCTTGGCGGATCTTGCGCCGGACGTAGCGCTTGGCGCGGTGGGTCTCGACGCGCGGGACCGGGACGCCGTGCTCGCGCATTTTCGCGTGCGCCCATTGCTCGGCCTGCAGCTCGCGCACGTGGGCGGGCACGCGCTTCGAGCCGGGCCCATGGAGATAGATGTGCGCGCACTCATGCAGGAAGATGTAGAGCGCTCGCCGGGTGACCGGCCGCGGTGCGGCGATCATCTTCCTCTTCGGGTAATGTCGCCCGCTCAGGCTCTTGCGGTACTGGATCGCGTAGGTCGGCGGGACGTACTGCATCGCGATTGCTGTGAACCGTTCCGCGGCGGCGCGACGCAGCGCTTGAAGTTCCGCCCCGGTCTTGGTAGAGAAGATTCGCATTGGCCTCTTCCTTCCTTCCATTCTGCCGCACCCCGGCCGCCGAGAAACCCTCCCGGCGGCCGGATCATTTTCAGGTCGTGATCTCGACGAAGTTCGCCAGCCTGTCCATCAGCTCGAACATCGACTTGGTGTCCTTGTCCTTGTCGATGTTGCGATCGAGATAGATCGTGCGGCCGAACTCCACCATGGTCACCGTCTCGCCGGTCTTCATCACCGGCTTCCATCGGTAGCCGGTGAAGCCGTCGAGCACGAACTTCTCGGGATCTCCGAATTCATCGATCGAGATGCCGCAGGCGCTGGCGTCCCAATTGAATTGGAGATTGGAACGGAACCCGGACTTGTTCCGGGTCTTGACGAACCGCTCCAGCTTCTTCAGTGTCAGTGTGTTGGTCATGTTTCGCCTAATGCTCCTTCGTGCGGCCCGGGGATTGGCCTCCCCGGGCCGTCTTGTTGTCAGGGTACGCAGACTTCGAACTTGCCGTCCGGCAGCACGGTGATTGACCCCGGCGAGCAGTAGCCGAAGTCGTAGCCGAGCGACTCTTTGATGACGGCGTTGTGCCGGGCCGCCTCTGCACACTCTTCCGCTTCCTTGCGGGTCTCGTAGATGTGCCAAGCGACCTTGCAGCCGCCACGGTACTTGTACTCGTTGGGATAGTGACGCCAGTCGAGCTTGCGCTTGCGCTTTGCTATGGCTTTCGCCATGGCCTTCTCTCCTTCCTATTCACAGTGTCAAACAACCCGGGCCGGTCTGGCCCGCGCGGTCTCTCACCCCGCACTACGAATATAATCATCGCGACTCCGGAGAATGCCGACTCGACCCGAGTCGGATACGAGAAGTGCCTGTGCCGCAGGCGTTTCCGCATTGCACTTCTACTTTTTGGTGCGATGGATGTAGGCCATATTGTCCGTCGATCGACGCGCCCGATTGCGGAAGTGCCGATGCCATCGGCATTGCTGCACTGCACGACAAGTTGGACAAAGGTGGAACGGACTTTTCGACCTATAGGCCATTGCGCCCTCATTTCTGCCGCATTGGTTGTGAAAGCATTGCTTGTTGGAACTTCAGCCCATGGAAAGGGGAGCAGGCGATGCGTCGATTGATCTTGGCGACAATGGCGGTAGTGGCTTTCGGCACGGCAGCTTGGGCAGCGTGTCCGCCCGGGACGCGGTATTCGTGCGAGCAGAGCTTCAGCGGCAAGGTGATCTGTTCCTGCCGGTGATCCGGCGCGAGCAGCAAAGACAACGGGAGAAGACCAGAATGCGAGTCCGAATTCTCATTGCAGTGCTGGCCGTGATGGCGGCGATCGGCAGCTCGGTGGCATGGGCCAAGTGCCCGCCCGGTACCAGCTACTCGTGTTATCAGGGGTTCAACGGCAAGATGATCTGCGGATGCAGGTAGTCGGGTCGAGTTCATTTGTGCCCACCGACTTTCGGGCCGCCTGCGGGCGGCCCTTTTTTCTCGCCGATCGGAATCACGTTGGCCTTCACCTTGTCTTTGATCTTGCGCCAATGGCGCATGGCGAGCTTGGCTCCGACCAGCCAGACGATCAGGTCGTCGATGTCCTGCTCGGAGTAGCAGTGGACCCACACCGCGGCGTTGGTCACGCCGGTTTCCTTGAAGTCGCATCGCAGCTCGTTGATCACCATCATTGCACCCTCGCGTCCATCTGCTTGTTGAACGCCTCTTGGAAGAATCGCATGACCTGCTCGGACTCGGTGCCCTTGATGGCGACGGCGCTGGCGATGGCGAGCGCGTTGACCGCTTCGAGCACGCGGTCGCGGTGGGTCGGCCCGCGCTGGTAGTGCTGTTGGACGATGGTCAGGATCGCTTCCGTCATCTCGGTGATGCGGTCGTGCGAGGCGTCGTCGAAGTCGGGTCGGGTCATGGGTCCATGCTCGGCAGCTTGCAGCCGATTCCGGTCGGCTCGGTGTAGCCAGCGACCCGCTCGTTCCCGAGATCCTGATCGAGCAGCTTGCGCAATCGGCCGCCAGCGTCGGCGATCCGCCATGCAGCACGCTTGTGCTCGCCGCTATGGAGACAGCCGATCGCCTCACGCAGCAGGCTTACGATCAGCTCCGCATTGTTCGTCATTCATCCGCTTCCGCAGGTATTCGCTCAGGGTCGGCGACCGGTTGCCGGTCCGAATCCAGTCCTTGGTCCATTCCCACAGCGTCGGGTAGCCGATCACTTCCTCCAGCTCCTTGAACAGCTCGATCAGGTGGCCACGCGGGTGCTTCATGTCGCCTCGCGCAGTGAGACCCGCGTTTGCAGACCATACTTCTCGGACGTGGCGTTGAACTTGCGCCGCACGGCGGCCTCCAAATCGATGCCCGCGTCCATTGCGATGAGGTCTGCGCAGATCACAACATCGGCTAATTCTTCGGCCAGCGCGCCCGCGCTCGCCCGCGATCCGCGAATGCCGATGCGCTCGCGCTCGATCTTCTTGATGACGTTGCACGCCTCGCCAACCTCGCCCGCAAGCTCGTTCCCACGATAGGCGAGGGTGATGCGGTTATCGGCGTCCCACTCCCGCTGGCGGGCCTCGTTCGCCTCTCGCAAGGTTGCGTAGGTCGTCATGGCTTCTCACGCTTCCTGATGGTGACCGTCACCAGATCGCCGTCCTTGAAATCGGGCTTGTCCGGTCCGGTCATGAACGACACATCACCGATCTGGAGGTACCATTGCGGGGGATCGCGCTCGACCACCACGTCGCTCTTATCGTGCTCGTAGTTGGGCCCCTTGATCGCGCGCTTGGCCAGCGAGCGCTCGAACACCCGCGCGATCACCGTGTTGAAGTGGAATACCTCGCTCATTCAGTGCCGCCTTGGTTCCGGCCAGCGCCAGATCAGGTTGCCGTTCAGGACGATCTGCGGCCGGGTGATCTCGCCCGCGCGGATCGCTTCTTCGATCTCGGCTGCATTGCGGAACCAGCGCGGTGCCAGCGGATTGGCAGTCGCGTACGGGGCGGTCTGGCCGTACCGGTTGGCCTGATAGAGCACCGCGGCCCCGGCATAGAGCTTGCTGCCGAGCGCGAAGTAGTGCTGCTTGGCGACCTCGACGTAGAACGAATACTGAAAGACGATGATCCCGATCGAGCCGCCGCCATCCAACCGGCAGACCGTGCCGTGATCGACCTCGCCCACGGCCAGCCCGACGCGGGCGTAGGCGTCCTCGATCGTGGGACAATCCACCACCGCGAACTTGCGGCGTTCAGGATCAACTAGGCCGTACCTCATTCTGCGCCTCGAACCGTTCCACCTGCTTCTTGAGCATGACCAGCACATCGGACCGCCGGGCGTTCGAGATGTAGTTGCAGTGACCGTGCGTGTCCTCGAACGGGAACATCATCAGGACGAAGCCGTGCTTGCGTTCCGGCAGCTCGCCGTTGAGCATCTTGTCGAGGAACCGGCCAAGCTCGTTCATCAGCGCGTGGTAGCGCTGCTCGATCGGCGCGTCGCCGAGCTGGCCTTCGTCAATCGGCATCAATCTTCTCCAAGCGAACCCGGCCGTTCAGCGTGGCAGTGATCCCGCGGGCTCCGAAGGCGGTGCGCGGCGGCAGTTGAACCGTGACCGTCGCCACCTTGCTCTCGAACGCTCGCATCACCGCTTCCAGCGCCTGCACGCCCTCCAGCGACGTGTCGATCTCGATCTCCAGCAGCAGCGGGATGTCGGCCCGGAAGCGCATCAGATCGGTTTTCATTTCGTTGGCTCGTACGTGTCGGGCTTGAGTGCGGTCATCGCATTTCGTCGTAGTCGAGATAGAAGGACTGTCCACAAGTGTTGCAATTCCATCGCTCTCCGTCGTAGCCCTCGTACGTGCATTTGATATGCGGACAGGACGTTGGTCGCTGTGCGGTGTTGCATTCTGGCGGTCGCTTGCTTTGGTCGCCTTCAATGTCAGTCATTGTTGCTCTCGTTAGAGGTGAGTGCGTTGTATTCAGCGGAGCGCGCCGACAATATTCGGCTTTTCTGCGCGCGATAAAGCTCCGCTATGCGCTCTAAAAGAGCCTCGTTTTCGGCGCGCAGAAGCGCGCATGTCGGACATTGGTTGGCGTCAGTCATGACGCTTTATCCCCAAGAGCGCGGGGGGCTGCTCCGAATACCAGCTCCGGTTGGGCCACATCCGGTTCGAGCGCAAAGCAGATCCGCAGTTGCCGTCGCAGCGGCTTGAACCGCGGGCTGATGCTGGCCTTGGGTAGGCCGGTAAGCCCTTCCAGCTCGTCCCATGTGCCGCCGCTGAAGCGCCGGGCCTGCAGCGCACGCTCGACCACGCCTTCGATTCGGGTCACTTCGGCCCGCGACAGCGAGCGGGCGGCTTCGTCAGCGGTGTCATGGTCACCGCGCCGCGCCATCGCTTCGCTGCCGCGGTGGCTGTAATTGCGCTTGTTGTCCTCGATGGTGTAGCGGCGCTCGTCCTCGTCGGCGTACTGCAGTGCCTTGAAAACTTGCTGGTTCCGTCCGCTGTCGCCCTTGCGCTTGAGCAGTTTGCGGCTATCCAACATGACGCACTCCACACAACTGGTTACTCGTCAGATCCCTCGATCCCCACCAGCAGCGCTCGCCCGTTTTCGGTGAGCGACACGGCTTGGTACATGATGCCTCTGGTCCCGGCGAAGTCGTTGGCGATGAAGTTCTGGTGCTCTCCCGGCAGATGGATCTGCGCCAGCTTCTTGGCGACCAGCGTGTCGAGATCCTTGCCGTAGCATTCCCCATATTGGCTGTACTCGCTCTCGCCCAACCACTTCAGCAGGTCCAGCTCGCGCGGGGTCAGGTCGGTTGGCTTGGGCGCTCCGTCCCCATCAGCGAGAATATGCCGAGCCTCTAAAACGCTGTCCCAGCATTCCATGCGCGGCGGATTGGGAGATAGATTGTTGACCCGCTCGTACTCGTGGATGTCGTTTATCAAACGCCGCAGTGCCGTCCGAAGCTGCTGTATTTCGCTCCTCGCCCCCGCGAGATCGGCGCGCAGGCGACCTACGACAACCGCCACCGGCTCGGACAGGTCCAGTTCGCGCGGGGTCAGGTCGGTCATGGCAATTCCCAAAACCAAAGCGGAGTCGGCTTGATTGACTCCCACGCCATCGCCCAAAGGACTCTCGCACTGTCCGCGTTAAGCGTGAGCGCGAGCGGCCGTCGCCACGGAATGCTCATAGGATCAGCAGCTCCGATTCCTCGCAGGCTTGATAGGCGTCCGGCAGCGGGATGATCTCGGCCAGCCCCTTGGCCCGGCGGCGAATGTTGATCTGCGGAATACAGATCCCGCAGATCGGCTCGCGGTTGCCGTTGATCCGGCAGCTCGGCACCCGCACCGGATTGAAGCCGAATGTCTGGCCACAACACACACAGATCCCATAGGCCATGGCGAACCCCATTGGTCGTTCTCCCCGTTCACTGCATCGTTGGCGATTTCCGGTTCGTTTCTGCATTTCGTTGTCGAGGATCTGGTGAGACGCTTTGATCAGTATTTGCAGCATCTCGATCAGGTGCGGCGGTTCGAGAATGGCCACCGCAAAGATTTCGCCCTTGGCATCGCGCATGACGATGTGCGGTGATCCATCGTGGAACGTCACTCCAATCTCATGCGCTATCTCGATCCGCCTGCGACCGCGCGTGTCTGAATGGCTCATGGCTGTTGCGTTCCTGCTCGATGATGTGGGCCATCATCCTCACGGCATGCGCCTTCATCGTCCATGGTTGATCGCGGTCGAGACCAGCGATCACCTT